GCGGGTATGACACCCGCCGTATTTTTTATTGGAGGTTAATTATGGCTAAAGCAACCAGAATTTGCAAAGTATGCGGCAAGGAATATCCGTATTGCAAGACATGGCTGTCTACGGATAAGTTCCGTTGGCAGGATGTGGCTTGCTCTGAATCCTGTGGTATCAAATACTTTGAAATGATCGAGGCTTCCAGATCCGGTAAAAAGGTCGAAGCCGAACCGGGAAAGAAAGTTGAGAAGGTCGAAGCCAAGGCCGCTGAGAAGAAGGCCGAAAAGAAATCTGCCAAGAAAGAAGCAGAAGTCGTGGAGGACATTCTCAAAGATGATAAAGACCTCGATTGGTAAGAACGGGCAAGCGTCCGGGGTATGCAAGGTTACGCCTGTGGCTAGCTGAGCGCTGCCCCGGGCTTTTGCATACAGGTGATATATGAATACTGAATTGCGAATTACCGCTCCTATCCCGCCAAGCGTGAATCACTATATGGGGTATCGGGCGGTTTTGAAAAAAGGTAAACCGTTAGCTATTCCTTATAAGACGGCGGAAGCCGTCGCGTTCTGTAAGGAGTTTGCCGACACGGTAAAGCAAGCAGTTCATGAGCAGGGATGGGATGTGCCGCTCGACGGATCGAAACATGTGTATGTAGATGCGGTGTTTTACTTTCCAAGGACACGAATGGACTGCAATAATTATTGGAAGGTTTTGCTTGACACGATAACTGATACACAGCTTGTGTGGCATGATGACAGTACGGTATGTGAACGTGCTCAGGCAATTTTTTACGACACACAGAATCCAAGAATAGAACTAACCATACACCCCGTTGAGTATACCGGGGTGTTTTTTGATTCTAATGAATTTGACGAGTTTGAATCCAGATGTAAAACGTGTGTCAGATACACACGAAATTGCAGCTTGCTGAATAAGGCTATGGAAGGCCGAATTCAAAACGAGATTCAAAATGGTGTGTGTGCTAAGCACAAGGAGAAAAAGGAATGAGAATATTAGTTGCTATACCAACGTTTGAAAATATACTACCGGATACATTCCGGTCTGTTTATAACGCGTGCCACAAGTACGAGAATGCCGATTTTGATTTTATCAAAGGTTATGATTGTGCTAAGGCTCGAAATGAAATTATGAAAAAAGCAATCGATGGAAATTATGATTATGTGTTAATGGTCGATAGTGATGTTGTTATTCCAGAGAACACTCTCGATTGCTTACTTGAACACCCTGTCGATATTTGTACAGGGTTATATCCGAGAAAGAATACAAAGTCTCATGAAATCGAGGCGTTTAAATTAGGAACTAAGAACTACACTAATCGGTTCACTTTCGATGAGATACAATCTGTGGATAGGTTCCAGGTCAAAGGTTGTGGGTTTGGATGTGTGCTAATTAATGTAAATATCTTAGAACACATGAGCTATCCGTTTTTTAAATACGTGATATATGACAATGGCAGTGTTTTATCGGAAGATCTTTACTTCTGCTCTCAAGCGGATCGAGCTGGCTTCAGTATCTGGGCTGATCCGAGAGTAAGATGCGGTCATTCGATAAGGGGTTTTCAATATGAATAAAAGACTTATTTGAGATAAAGGAGATTCAAAATGGAAAATATTAAAGCTGAGGCTTTTGAAGAATATATGAATGATCACTTTCCGAAAACAAAGGTGATCACTATTGGAGATATTGATATTGAGGTAAAGACGCATCTGACGTTTGATGAGATGCTCGACTTCGTTGACGGTATTGTCGATAGATGTTTTCAAGATGATGGTGACACATACATCCCAGAATTCAAAGACTATCTGATTCGTGAAAGCATCATTGTGTACTACACGAATATTGAGCTTCCTGAAACGTCTCGTGAACGGTATGACTTTGTGTACGGATCAGATTTGATCGCAAGGATTGTTGACGAAGCGATTAATAAAAATGAGTTTAATAATATTTTGCAAGCTATTGATTCTCATCTCATGCACATGGGCGATGTTTATCATTTGCAGTACAAACAGAAAATTGATGAGATCTACTCTTCTATCACTGCTGTAACGGAACAGGTTGCTAGTATGTACGCAGATATGTCGAGTGAGGAGCTGGCAGATCTTGTTAAGGCGGTTGCTGGGATGGCTGATGGAAGTGTCGATGATGAGGCTATCGCAAAAGCCGTAATGAATTTTAAAGCGTCTGAAAAGAAAGAAGAGGTCAAGTATGACCGGGATGATTTGGTGAAAGAAGATGGTGAGTGATGCCATTAAATATAGCTGGGATAATGGCTGAAGTACAGGCGAATATCGGCGACGGATCAGAGCTAGTGGGTGCTGATGGGGATGCTATAGCTGCCTTAGCTGCGTCGGAGTTAGCGAACTGCATGAATAACGCAATTGCCGGTTCTTTGACTGGTAATGAGATGTATGCCGTTGGAGTTGCTTCTTCTGGCGGTTATTCAAAGATTGGCGGCGGAATGTATGAGGTTGGTGTGAATATACCAGCACAGTTCAGGCCGTCATTGTTGCCAGATATTTATGGTGGAGTGTCGGATATGGCCGCACTATTTAATAATGGTTACTCAGCGCATCCGCTGACGGTTATTGACGTTAGTGGCAATATAAGGAGTTCAAGGCCGTATAGATCTCCTGCTCAATTTGTGCAAACAGGATTAGCGATGTTCGCAGGGCAAGGTGGGGGCGCTTATACGGTGGTCAGTACGCAGCCAAGTGGAAGATTTGTTTAGGATTGGCATCTTCGCCAATCCTTTTCTTTATGTAAAGGTAGGTGAAGATTATGCCAGGGGATGCTGGTAGCGCGATAATCAAAATTAAGACAAGTATTGACTGGGGAGACCTAAGCAGTCTTGAAAGTAAGATAGATGCTCTCGAAAAAACCACGCACACTATTAAGGTTAAAGTCGAGGCCGCCGAAGGACAAAAAGGGTTAGACAAGTATCTAAAGGACATTGATAAGCTTGGTCAGGACGCCTTTAGGAAAACGTCTGGAGGTGCAAAAAATGCATCTAAAGATATTCAAAACGTTGGTTCCGGCGCGAAAGATGTTGCGGACAATTTTAAGAAGGCCGGTAAAAGCGCTAATGTGCTGTCAGCCAGTAGTAAACAAATAAAAAAAGATTCGGACGAATACGTTACTGCGCTAAAAGCTGCTAATCACACTATTGATGGTATGAAAAAGAATCTTTCCAAGATGCAAGATGCCGGATTTTATGATTCCGACTCTTATGATGACTGGAAAAATTATAATAAGCAGTTAGAAAAAATGATCGCTCTCAGAGATAAACTAGGCGATCCGCATGGTAATCAAACAAATAATTCTTTTAACCGCAATTTTAAAGAGATAACCAGTTCTGCTGAAAGAAGCCTTCAGGAAATAACAAGGCGAGGCGATTTTTCAAGTGAGCTGACAAACGGCTATAAAACTGCGCAAAAAGAGGCTGCGAAGTTAGCACAGTTAGAGCAGAAAAATAGCGAAAAAGAGGTGGCTCGTCAGGCAGTTGCCAGAGAAAAAGAACAGGCGGCTCAGCAAAAGTCATGGGATAGTCGTATAGCGAATATCGAGAAGCAAGAAGCTGCTTGGAACAAGCAACTTGAAAGAGCTGGCAAACAGTATGAAGCCGAAATAAAAGAATACGATCGGCTGAATTCGGAAGTAGAGTCAGACTCAAAGGCTAGATGGAATGCCCAAAAACAGACGATGGCTGAGGAGCAGCGCTTCTCAAGAGAAATTAGTGGATGGACTGCCGCTGCAAAAAGTAGTAAGACGGCAGACAGCTATCAAAAGTTAATAGAATCCAGAGATGATATGGCTCGTCTTAACGATGAGCTTTCCAGGGGAAAAATTCTCTGGGGCGATTACGAGAAACAATATCAGGACGCATATAAATCTGGAAGAGAAGCCGAAAACACTATTATAAAGAATGGCAAAGCTCAGCTCTCGTTCGGCGATAAATTTAAGAATGCGTTCTCGGAGCTGAGTAGGTATATCACACCTGCGATGGCATTACGAGAAGGTGTCCAGGCTGTTAAGCAGATGGTACAGGCTTCGATGGATATAGAAAGCGCGATGACGCGCATTCAGATTGTCACAGGGTCTACTGATACGCAGATGTCTCAGTTTTTCGAAACTGCCAGTAATCAAGCTCAGGAGCTTGGTAAAGGGATAACGGATGTTGCTGGATCGATAGAGGTTTTCAGCCGATTAGGTTTCCAGTTGCCTGATGCAACTAATTTATCAAAATTTGCAAATATAATGTCAAATGTTGGTGATGTTTCAGTCGATGAGGCAACAACTGGCTTGACATCCATAATTAAAGGTTTCGATCTTGAAGCGTCTGATGCAGAACATGTTAGTGATGTTTTGATCGAAGTTGGACAAAAATATGCAATCTCAGCTTCTGAGTTGATGCAAGCATTTCAGCGTGGTGGTGCCGCATTACATGCTTCCGGGGCTTCTTTTGAGGAGTCGGCAGCGTTATTTGCCGCCACAAACGCAGCGCTTCAAAATGCGAGCACAACAGGAACAATGTGGAAGACAGTTAGCGCTAGGTTAAGAGGCGCTACGAGCGAATTGTCAGAAATGGGTGAAGAAACGGACGGGCTTGCTCAGGGGCTGTCTAAATATCGTGATGAACTCATCCAACTTTCTGGCGTAGACATCATGAAAAACGCCAGCGAGTACAAGAACCCTTATCAGATTTTTACTGAGCTTGCTGAAAACTGGGATAAAATAAACGGTGATCCTGCGAAGGCGCGTGTTGCCGAAATACTTGGTGGAACACGTCAGCTCTCCGGTATCATGTCAACCATCACAAACATCAAAGATGCGATGGGAGCTTATAGCGATGCTATGGATTCAGCTGGTGTTGCTACAAAGGCAAACAACCTCTATATGGAAACAACCGCCGCTCACGTCGAACAGCTTAAAGCGGCATTCCAGGAACTTTCTTACGATACATTCAATGGTAACGTGATGAAGTTCTTCGTAGATTTCGGCAAAGGATCTCTGAATGCAATTGATGGCATTATTGATCACGTTGGTACCCTTGGAACAGCTCTATTAGGAATCGCAAGTAGCAAGGTCATCCGTTCGTTTTTTAAGGACATGTCCGAAAGTAGTAATGATCTCGAATGGTCGTTAGGGCATACATTCAGCAACAAAGGAAACTTAGCTATGCTCGGAGTTGCGGCGGGTGTGTCTACGGCGATTGGTATTTACCAAGCTTATCAGCAAAAGAAACAGAACGCTCGTAATACTGCTGATGAGGATGCTGAATCATTCAGAGAATTAGAGAAGTCTATTTCTGATAGTATAGATCAGGCAAAAGAACTTAGAAGTCAATTAGACACAGGGACATTGTCTGACGAAGCTGCATATGAAGCTAAAAAGAAACTTTTAGAGATACAAACTCAGCTCGCCGAATCATATCCTGCTATGGCTGAAGGACTCGACTTAGTCAATGGTCAAATGGAAAGACAGATCGAATTGTCTAATCAGATTCTTCAAAAAGAAGCAACTGAGACAATTCAGAAAAATAGATCCGCATATGAAGAAGCTGAGAAATATATGACAAGTCCGGCAAAAGAACTTGTCGGAACACTTCAGCAGGGTCTTGATATACCTGATGAAATATTTTCAAAATACAAGGACTATCTATCTATTGAAGGAACTGACTTTGGAGTTGATTATTATATTAACGGAAAGGATCCGCAAGAAGCTTATGATCAACTTGTAAACTTTAGTGCAGAACTTTCAGAGTTCAGAGATAAGGCTAAGGCTGACGGTAAAGACGTCGGTAATATAAACGAATTCTTAAAATCCGTACAAGGGACAATAAACAAGATTGGCTCGGAGCTTGAAGTACAAAGTAAACTTTATAGCGAGTACCAAGAATTAGGGCTTAATGCCGATAATAAAGATTACAACTATCTACTCAATAATGGCGACGTGGATTCTCGTAAAGCGATTGACTGGATTGATAGTTATCGTAAATCTGTCGAAGAACTAAATGATGCGCTGCTTTCTGGCGATACAGAAAGAATAGGCGGTGCTCTCGAGTCGTTTGAATATTACGATAAAGCTCTTTCCGCGTTCGTTGGTCTTGGTGGCAAGTTTAGTAATTATTCCAATATAATCCAAGAGATACGTAGTCAGCTACAAGAATCTTTGCTTGAAACAAACGAGTTGCAGGAAACTCTTGGCGGTTCGATGTTGAAGCCATACACAGATCAAGTAAAAGGTCTGAATATGACGGCCGACGCGTTCCGTAACTTTCTTCTTGATTATAAGAATGGTACTCTTGAGCAAAACAACCTAGAGAAAGAATCTATCACTACCCTTTCTTCGTTTATAAGTGCACTCGGCGAAATGGGTATAAAGGCTTTTGATGCATCCGGAAATATCAACGAGGAGCTTGTTTCTGCATTAATTAATTTAGATGCTTTTACAATACAGGCAACGGAGTCGACAGAGCAGGCTGTGTCAACTCTTGAGTCGTTCGGGTCATATCAGTCGACTCTAACATCAGCGCTTAACTCTTCCGCGTCAGCGACCGGGCTTACGTCTGAACAAATTGCTGGCCTCACTGAGGCGTATCAAGATATCGAGGGTTTCGATCCAAATAGATTGTTTGAAACCACAACAAACGGAATTCACCTTAATGCAAAAGAACTAAACAATCTTAACAAGATTCTCGAGAATACTAAGATGAAAAAGTTCGCAGAGGATATTAAGGATGCTCAGGACGAACTTGATAAGCTAACTGCTGAATATGGTAAGAATAGTGACCAGGCAAAAGCAGCACAAAAACGTTTAGACGATCTCAGACGCGAAGAAGCTCAGTATGAAGGGTTAACATCTGCTTATAATAAATGGCAACAGGCACAGTCTCAGACAGACGAGCGTGCAAGTTACGAATCAGTTGGCAAGGGATTTGAAACTGTAGAAAATCTCGTTGAGCATGGATGGATTGAAGATGCAGAGGTCGGTGCATTTCTCGATCTTGTTCTTGGAAAAGTCGATGCTATTGGAAATGTGGCAAAACGAAGTGGAAATAATCTTAAAGACTTTGAAAGCCTTTCGCAGAATATTGTTGGCGGTATATCAGGAACCGACTACGGTCTTTCCGTAAGAGATTTGTGGACATATGGCGAGGATGGCGGACTTACTCCTGGCGGCATCCAGCAGATGCTAAAACTTGCAAATCAGTTTGACTCTTCTATTGTTTCGATGAGCGAGACAGCTGACGGAACTTCAGTCAAGATTAACTTGATGGGCGATAATATGAACCGATTATCGCAAGAGTTAGGTCTGTCGGCAGAAATGATTCAGCTATTTGAGCGTGCTGCATTAGACGCTGGAGCTGATATGATCCTTGATAGCACAAATCTTGGATTAATGACAGACCAGGTAAAAACGCTGACTCAAAACAACGAAGCACTGGCACAAACATTATCCGGATTTGACTGGAGTAATGTCGAAAATTGGGACTCAGATGAGGTGCAACGAGCAATTGAGGCACTCGACGAGGGTATAAAACAGGTTGGTGACGATACAGAAGAAGCCAGAAACCAGGCTGATTTGATGCGCACAACGATAGAGTCACTTCAAATGCAGCAGGTTCGAACAGAGGTCAACGCTCAGATTTCTAGCGGAAAGTCATATGATGATCTTCTTAACATGAGCGATGAAGAGATTCAGGCTACATTCCATGTCGAGGCTGATGGCGTTGATGAAGTTCGCTCGCAAATTGAAGAACTTAAGGCCGAAGCAGAATCAACATCGATAACTGTTAGTCTCGAGGAAGGACAGTTTAATGAATTAACTGGTGGCGGCGAAGAAACAGAAAAGACTGCTACGGTCAGGTTTGAGAAGGACACGTCTGAGATAGATGGCTATGAACCTGGTGAGAAGTCTGCGACTGTAAGATATGGTAAGGACACATCACTTCCTGATGGATGGCAACCGCAGGATAAGACAGCTACTGCTACTTATACATTAAATGCTCCTGCCCCACCGTCGTATCCCAATATGAGTAGAACCGTCACGTATACTATACGAACGATTGGTTCTAAACCATCACTTGCCACAGGAACAATGATATCGATGGCTCATGCAGATGGGTCGATGGTAAATGCTCCGTGGAATTGGATATCTGGAGCGTATGCGAATGGTAGAGTCGATTTGCCACAGGACGAATACGCTCTTGTGAATGAGCTTCCGGGAACTGAGTCCATTATACGTGACGGTCATTGGATGATGTTACCGGGTGGTATGCACATGGAGGCGCTCAAAAAGGGCGATATCATTCTATCTGCTGCGCAAACGAAAGCGTTGATTAATTCTGGTCGTGCTGCTGGTCATGGACATGCGTATGCATATGGTAGTTTGATTTCCAATGCTTATGATATGGGGTCATGGAACTGGAACAAAGACTGGACATCTCCTGCATCTTCATCGTCCAACTCTGGCGGTGGTAGCAAAGGTTCTGGTGGATCTGGCGGTTCAGGTAACAACAGCAACGACAACAATTCCGACGACGAACTCGAAATTTTCGACTGGATCGAACTCGCAATAGATCGCATTGAGCGAGCGATCAAGCAGCTCGGCATTACAGCAAAATCTACCTTCAAGACTCTCACTACCCGTCTCGAAGCAAACGCAACCGAGATCAAAACAGTAACCGACGAAATTGAACTTCAACAGAAGGCATACGATCGTTACATTCAGCAGGCAAATTCTGTAGGACTTTCTGAAGACTTGGCGCAACGAGTACGTGATGGCGCAATCGACATCAACGAATATGACAAAGAAACTCAAGAGCTTATAGATGATTATCGTGAATGGTATCTAACAATGCCCTCTTATGTAGTAATACATATGAGAATTTCATTTAATTGACTGGGACACCCTTAGAGCCTTATCACCAAAACGGAATAGCGAATAGCTATAAACGGCGATGGTTAAAAACGATAAGGATTGGGTGATCAGCAGCGAAGACCCGAATAGGGTAACGTTCAACGACTATCCGATAATGGAGTAGGACGGCAAGCGATTGGCCGTTCGAAATAATGAATTACCTATAATATTAACTACTCACAGAACGCATATGCGTTCTTATTTTATTATGCAAAGGATTTGGTTATGAGTGCGTAGGAATTTTTCAGCAACAAAATATTACACTACAGCTAAGGATATATGTGATCAAAAAGGATATACATTAATTACTCCGTTTTCAAACGATATTACTGGTGTTACGAAAATAAAATTCGAATGTCCATTACATGGAGAGCAAACAATGCAAATATACAATCTTGTGAATGGGCATGAATGTATACGGTGTTCGTATGAAAAACGAGGTAAAAAGCTTAAATATTCTCAGGAGTATATAAAATCTGAGATCGATAAGGTTAATAATAATTGTCTTTTAAACCCAGAAGATTATGTAGATGTGTTTACGAGGAATTTAAACATAAGGTGTTCGTGTGGAAATGTGTTTACAACATCTTTCGGGAACTATATAAAGAAAAGTATCAATCGATGCCATATATGTTCATGCAAAGAAAGTTCTGGCGAAAAAAGGATTAGAGAATTTTTCGACAAGAATGGTATCAAGTATGAACGAGAAAAACGGTTTCCAGATTGTCGAGACAATAAGTCACTGCCTTTCGATTTTTATATCCCAGAAAAAAATACAATCATTGAATTTGATGGACAGCATCATTATAAGGATATAGATGGATACAACAATTATAGTATAACTAATAAACACGATAATATTAAAAACGAATACTGTAAAAAGAACGGCATCACTCTTATACGCATTCCATATTGGAGCGGAAATTGCATAAATGAAATTCTCACAAAAGAATTATTATAGGTAAAAGATATAGTCTAGTCTCACGGGAAACTGTGAGCGAGTTTAACTCGGATCGGGGGTAGCGTCCCGATTAAATACATACGATGAAAAAGCTCTTGACTGCTCTGACGCGATTCAGCAACTTCACGAAGATCTCGGTCAGCTTTATGAAGATCGCTTCAACGATACAAAAGACGATTTTGATGCACAGCTTGCTCTCCTCGAGCACATGACAACCACGTTCGAGAACGGCATGGATGACATCGAAGCTCGTGGTTATCTCATGACCACTAAGTACTACGAAGCGATGCGTGACGTCGAAAATAAGAACATCGACATCATGAAGAAAGAACTCGATGCTCTTACAGAGAAAATGTCTCAAGCCGTCAATTCTGGCGAGATAAAAGAAGGTAGTCAGAGTTGGTACGACATGCAGCAGGAAATCAATTCTGTCAAAGAGGCGATACAGGAAGCTGAAACATCCGTCATCGAATTCGGAAATTCTATCCGCGAAACGCTCTGGGATCGATTTGACTATCTGCAAGATCGTATTACAGAGATTACGGACGAAGCTCAGTTCATGATCGACCTCATGGATTACACGAAACTTTACGACGATCAGGGGCAGTTCACAGACACCGGCATGGCAACGATGGGTATGCACGGTGTGAACTACAATGTTATGATGAATCAGGCAGACCGTTATGCCGCAGAGATTAAGAAGATCAATAAAGAACTTGCAAACGATCCGTATAACACGAAGCTCCTTGAGCAACGTCAGGAATGGATTGAATCTCAGCGTGAGTCTATTCTTAACGCCGAAGACGAAAAGCAAGCGATTGTTGATATGGTTGAAGAAGGCATCCGGCTCGAGCTTGATGCGCTTAATGAATTAATAAACAAATACAAAGAGTCTCTCGACACCGCAAAGAGTCTTGCAGACTATCAGAAGAAAGTTAAGGAACAGTCGGACAACATCTCTACTATTCAGAAGAGAATCTCTGCATATGCCGGAGATAACTCTGAGGAATCTCGTTCTACTGTGCAGAAGCTTAATTCTGATTTGGTCAAAGCAATGGATCAGTTGCAAGAGACTCAGGAAAATCGGCGTATCAGCGAAACTAAAGAGATGCTTAGCAACCTGTACGACCAGTACGAGCTGACGCTGAACCAGCGACTCGACAATGTCGATGCCCTTATTGCAGATATGATAAGCGTCATCAATGACAATGTTGGCAACATCAACACTACTATTCAGTCCGAGGCGAAAGATGTCGGATATACTCTTTCCGAGTCTATGCGTAACATTTGGACAACTGATGGTAAAGTCAGCTCTGTCATAACTCTTTACGGCGACAACTTTGTCAAATTCGGCGAAGGCTATACTGGTCTCCTTACGTCCGTCAATGATGTCATTCTTAGAATCGCAGAATATGTAGCTAAGATGGCCGGAGTTAGCGACAAAGAGGCTAAAGCTCGTATCAAAGAGACTACGCCTACGACTAAGACAAATACAGCGGCTAAACCTGTAACGCCGCCTGTACAGAAAACTGTAAAGAAACCTGCCGAGACTAAGAAAGACGCTCATACTGATCAAGAGAAATATGGCGTTGCCATTGCTATTTGGAATGGTCTACAGGGCTGGGGCGCTGGCGAAGATCGTAAGAAGAAGCTGCAGTCGAAAGGTTTCAACTACGACGAGATACAGGGCATTGTCAATAAGATCAGAGGCGATATATTGAGCAATTCTTGGGGCGGTAAATACTACGGTATTACCGGAGCGGATATCCCGAAATATGCTTATAATAAATTCAAGTCTGGAGGTATTGTTGATTATACTGGTATCGCGCAGGTTGACGGTACTCCTGGCAAACCAGAAGCATTCCTTAATGCGCGGGATACTCGAAACTTTACGGTACTCAAAGAGGCGCTTAATAAAGCGATCGGTTCTAGTGGTCATGGCATTGATCTGTTCAGCGGTTTGGGTGCTATATCTAAACCGAGCGGCGTTAGAAGCAATCTGTTTGGCGACGTTACTTATCAGATCAATATACCGATCGATCACGTCGAGAATTACGACGACTTCGTTAATAAGATGCGGAGTGATACTAAGTTCGAGCGGCTGATACAGTCGATGACGATTGATCAGATGGCTGGACGCGGAAGCTTGTCGAAGAACAAGTATAAATGGTAATAGCGATTGGGGCGGCTTCACTACCGCCCCTTTACCTATATTGGAGGAAAAGGATGGACACTGATTATAAGATCAAACGACTGCGTAGACAGATAGAGAGTCTTCAGAAAAGGAACGAAAGTCTGCGTACTGAAAACACAGAGCTAAAGGAGAAGAATTCTATATTGGAAGAAAAAGCTTCTGAGGCAGAGGAAATCATAGATGAATATCAGGCTTTAATAGACGAGATGCGTGATATACGTATCGCATACCGTACCTCTATTCATGATCTTATCGAACTTAAACAAGAATACACGAAGAAATTTCAAGAGCACGTTAAGCGTATTAAACGGCAAACTTGATAGGGAGGTGATATAACATGGATAATTGTGATTTCAGTTTTCGGGGAGAAACGCTCAGCAGTCATGGTTTCATGTTATGCGATTTTAGTGGAGCTTCCTCTGGTGGCGCTATAACTACAGACTCTCAGAGATCTTTTACGCAAATGTCTATGTTTGGAGGAAAACAGCTCCCGTTTCTTTATTATAGATATGACACCGGATTGGTAATTCAGCTTTCGATTTGCAAGAACACAGATGACTCCGATATGCGTATTGCTGCGTCAGATGCACAAAAACTGAAGCGATGGCTTGAGTCTCCTAACCCAGAAATCTTTAGACTGCTTGACAGCGAATATCTTGATGTCTACTGGGAAGGAACGTTTAACGTCGAGGAATACAGAATTGCAAGCGAGCTTTACGGGTTTAATATCACGTTTACTGCTACTGCCCCGTGGGGATATAAAGAGGATGTTATTACATCTGGAAACGTTGCAGCGAATGGAACCGTGACGATCAATGATTCGAGCGATGAAGAAGGATATATTTATCCTGATATCAGACTGAAAATATTAGAGGCTGGTGATCTTACTATCACAAACTCGTTTGACGCGAGAGAAACATTGATAACGGATTGCGAGCTTAACGAAGTGATTCATATCAATCACTTCCTGCAACTGTATACAGATAGCACTACTCACGATCTGTATAACAGCTTCAACTACAGATTTCTACGAATTCATAATTCATACGATGAGAACGAGAACGTATTAACATTCAGCTTACCGTGTGAATATGAAATCACATATAAACCGATAGCAAAGGCGGTGTTCGATTGAATAATTTATATGGTGATATTATAGAAGTTGACGAGCATCGCTGTCCGGTATATCCGGATGTGGTGGTAGCATATAGAAACGGAAAGAAAATCGGCATCCTCAGAAATGTAGATGCGCTGGTGAATTCTAATCACATGATGGAGGCGCCTGAGCTTTCGTTTGATGTTCACAAAAAGCTAAATGGCGTAGAATGTGAACTGTGGGGAGATGTAAAGGATTTTCGGCTTATATATGTACCAGTGCTGGATGCTCCAGACTTCAATCCGTGGTATGAACTTCATGTAACAATTGACGAATATGATGAAACCGTAAAACACTGCGAGTGTTTTCATATTCAGGAAACGGAGCTGAGTCAGCTCTCTCTGCATAATATCGAAATCAATACTGAGTCAGATATCGACAGAAACGATTATGTTCCTACGAAAATTTACGATGAGACTAACCCGGAAGCTTCTCTTCTCAACAGGCTTCTGAAAGACAAGGCATCTCACTACTCTATTCATCATGTGGACGGATCGATTGCAAATCTGCAGAGGACATTCTCCTGGAGTGATACAGATATAAAAAGCGCATTCGACGATATTGCCGAAGAGGTTGAGTGTCTGTTTGTATATGGTCTGTCTACGCTGGATGACGGCAAGATTCATCGTACAATCTCGGTATATGATCTTAACGATGTATGTCTGGACTGTGGGGAACGTGGATCATTTGAGGATGGAATATGTACAAAATGCGGATCGACAAACATTCGCGACGGATACGGTCTTGATAGTGGTATTTTTATTAATACAGAAAATTTTGCGTCTAATATTTCGTATGAATCAAACGCTGATGATGTAAAGAATTGCTTCCGACTTGAGGGCGGCGACGACATAATGACTGACGCCATTCGGAATATTAATCCGACACGCAGTCAATACATATGGCATCTTAGTGATGATACTAGATCCGATATGTCAGAGGAATTACAGTCTGCTCTCTCACTTTACGACGCTAGATATAAAGCATATGAGAGCACAGAGGAACTTCAGATTTCTCAGGCTGATGTAGATGCATATAATACCTTAGTAAATAAGTACTCTTCGTTCGACGAGGATCTTGAGACAGTTACGTATCCTATTACTGGATATTCAAACCTGACGGATTTTTATTATAAAAATATGGAGCTGCATTCTTTTCTGCAAACTACTCTTGCGCCGAGTATGCCGGACGGTACTAGTACTACTGCTGCTATTGAGGCCGAGAAATTATCGTCTGGTGTTCTGTCATCTATGGGTATTCAGAATGCGGAAATAGCATCGGAAACAACCGTTAATTCTGCAATGATAAACTACGCTAAGGTGTATTTCGAGTCAGCTCTATACGGAATAAAAATCAAGACTTCAAGCTACAATTCGTCCACTCATATTTGGACAGGCATATTCACTCTCACATCGTATACAGATGACGAAGATACAGCCGATACAGACACAATAACTACTACGGTTACTGGTGCGACTGCTGAATATCTGAAAACGCTTCTTGAAAAGACAATGAAGAAGAATGGAAAGGATGCTACCGGAACGGTAGCTCTTTTTGAATTGACCGAATCGCAATTCGAGACTGCACTGTCGAGTTATAGCCTTGATAACCTGTCAATGTTTTCTCAGATTGCGCGGGCCTGTCTTGATGTCCTTATCGATCAAGGTTGTGCTACTGAAGGATCGTCTTTATATGCAGACACCTATAACGCTATATATCTTCCGTATTACAGAAAGAGCGGATTAATTGAGAGCGAGCTTGCCGAACGCGAGGCTGAAGTAGCGACAGTTGATGGTATATTGGAGGATATTGAAAAGGAACGTACGAGAATCGCTACTGTGTTGGATTTGAAGTCATTCCTTGGCAATGATTTATGGGCGGAGTTCTGTTCGTTTAGACGCGACGGTGAATACAAAAATGAGAATTATATCTCTGATGGTCTTGACGATAAAGAAATCATAACGAATTCTCAGGAATTCATGAAGCGTGCTCAGCGCGACCTTATTAAGGCGTCTACGCTTCAACACACAATTAGTTGCAATCTTAATGATTTCATTTTGTATGATGCTAGGGACTATTCTGTTCGAGAAGAAATTAAAACATTGCTCGTCAGTAATAATGGAACAAATATCGTGACAGCAGATGATGAGGATATTATTGTATATGTCCCGCCATCTGAGAGGATATACATTAATAATCATCCGTACGTCATCAATAAAAAATCTGTATTCGCACCACTGCTCACATATTTTAAAATCGGTAACTGGATACGTGTAGAAATTGACAGTAAGATTTATAAACTTCGTATGACCGATTATACGGTTACATATGATGATCTTGCAGTTATTGAGGTAGAGTTTTCTGACGTGACGTATGCTCTTGGTGCCATGTCCGATATCGCAAGTATTCTATCTAAATCAGCATCTATGTCTACATCATATTCTACTGTGTCTAGGCAGGCTGGTAATGGTCAGAAAGCTAATGCTGAAATTATAAATATGGTCGAGAACGGTCTGTACTTGACGAATAAGAAAATTGCAAATGCTGATAATCAGAACTTGACACTTGATGAATATGGAATGCTGGTACGTCAGATTGGTGAATACACGAATGACTATTTACCTGAACAAGTTAAGATTATAAATAAGGGATTATATTTTACCGATGATGATTGGTTGACAGCAAAAGCTGCTATCGGCAAATTCGAGTACTATGATCCTATGGATGGAATATATAAAGAAGGATACGGCGTTATTGCCGAGAAGATTATCGGTAATTTGATCCTCGGTAATGATCTTGGAATTTATAACGAGTCTGGTTCATTTACCGCAAATGAAGATGGGGTTATAATTACAGCCTATCCTAATCTAGATAATTCCAATCTTTTTACAGTTCGGAGAAGTAATGGCGACGGTACATATACAACGTATATGGACTTTAACGCAAATGGTGATTTTGAGCTTAACGTAGATAAAGGGTCGATAAATCTAGGTAACGGGAATTTTGTCGTCACATCTAATGGTGTTATGACGGCAAAGTCAGGTACTTTCTATGGGTCTTTATCTCTTGGCGGAAGCACAAGTCCAGGTTCGTTAAAGGTTTATGATTCTAGCGACAGGCTAATAGCCGCAATTGATAAGTCGAATTTTTATATACAATCATACTCGGGAAATAACACAAGTAAGTTAGACCTTTTGTCTGGTGCTTTACGACTTCTTACAAACAACACATATCATGGCGGTGTTCATAATAGACTAACTACAAATGCAGAGGGCGCTACGTTGGAAGGGCTAAATACTGTTGGTCTGGGAATTGGAAATGGATCTACAGGGACTAATTACTATAATCTTGCCAGTGATACAGCAATAGGAAATCTTTCATATTGTGTTTACAGACATAATTTCTATGGTTCTATGGGTTCTGTTTTTGGCAACGTGTCTCTCAAATCTTCTAATAATAATATAACTAGCAACACAGCTTTAGGATACGGAGTTGCAGAGTCTAATAAGTATAACGTCGGCATGTTTGAAGTGAGCGCGATGACAGATGGAAAGACAAGAACTGCTGTTTGGGTGTTTAATAGAAACTCATCTGGCACGCAAGTGGCAAGTGGTTGCATAGGTCTCATAGCGGATAAATCTGGAAATGTTACTTATAGTGTTACACAGCCTGCAAATTTCAGATCGGCGATAAGCGCAGTAAATAAAGGCGGCGATACGATGACTGGATCGCTTACAGTAAGCTACAGTGGCGCATCTTATTATACAAAACATACTGGTATCAACGCAAAGGCTACAAATAACGGAGTCTCCTCTACTCAATGGTGGGGGTTGTGGAATCAAGATAATAATGGGTATAGTATAGGCGCATTTCTTGCGTTCGCGCAATCTGACGGTAAAACGGGTGCTGGTATTTGGGTATACAACAGAAATACAGCGGGCACTCAAATAGGTTCATGTGCCTTACAGATGTTCTACGATAAATCCGGTAATGTATCGTATTCTGTATCAGCACCTAGAGCCTTCTTTAGAGCAGTCGGTACGTGGATTCAAATAGCTTCAACATCTGGTACAACCAAAGCCACTTTTAATATAAGTGGGTACAACGAGGTTCTAATTGTTGCTTGGTATGGCACATCCTATGCAGGATCTGTTGTTGTCCCAACAGCTGAAATGAATAACACAGAATATGAATGGTACTTAGGTGGAGGTAAAAGTGGAGCGGCAGCTTCTGCGTCCGGACGCCGAGCATGTTGTAAATTGACCAAAACATATATCACGCCTGTCACGATTGCTGTCAATGGTGTTGAAAATAATGGCAATTGGCGTGTATACGCGAGATAATAATAGGAGAAAATTATGTATCCTGAAGGAACGAAATTTATAGTAATCGAAATACAAAAGGATAAAGATGGAAATATAGGAAATCTAATATGGTCGTATGATAATCAAAATCAAGCGGAAAGTCAGTATTACACAGTTCTTGCCGCCGCTGCGATAAGTACCATTCCTAAGCATAGTGTAAGTCTTCTGCATGAAGACGGGTTTGTAATTCGTACAGAAACTTATACACATGAATAATAGAACAGAATGAAAGGAAATAACATGTTAGCAATAGATATTAAAAATGCATACGAAAACTTATCAATGTTCAAAATGGATCAGAATGAACGTCATCTTCCTCCGAAGATGGAACTCTATATTATTCGTAATCTGAAAAATCTCAAAGACGCTGCAGAAGATATTGAAACCGCTCGCGTAGAAATCTGCAATCGTTTTGCGAAAAAAGACGATGAAGGAAATGCAGTCTTGAATGATCGCGAAGAATATATCATTGAGGATGTGACTGAGTTCAATAAGGAGATGAGCGAATTGCTCTCTTCTGAGATAGATGTCAAATTAATGCTGCTTGACTCGGACGTAATAGAAAACTATGACGATGATAAGTACGACAATTTATCTATGGATGATCTATTAAAAATAGAATGCATGATTGAATAATATAAGTTTTTGTTTTATTAAGAGGCTGCTTCGGCGGCCTCTTTTGCAATGTTATTTTTCCTAAAGACAAGGAGGGAAAATAATGGGAAAAAGAATTACAGAGCTAGAGGAGACTCAACTGGTGTCGACTGGTGACTTCGTAATGCTAGATAACGACACTCTTGGCGACTCAAAATATGATCTCGGGAAAAAAATCGATAGCATAGATCAGGCTGTTACCGGAATACAGAGCGACATACATAATATTAATCTGTCGTTAAGTGACGTATCGGATGAAATAGATAATATCAATCAATCACTTGACGATGCGAATGACGATATTTCTGCCGCATCATATTTTTCAAATATTACCGGAGTAAAAAATTTGGCAAAATATCCGTACTATCATACAGGATCATCTCCGTTGGAACAAAATGGTATTACATGGACTGATAACGGAGATGGGACGATTACGGCGGATGGTACGCCTTCTGGAACATCGCTTTTTTTGTTATGGTCAAATTTAGATGGAATACTACCAAATACTGAACCTGGGAAAAAATATATCCTCAGTCTCGAAGTGCAAGGCGGATCTTGTTCATGCAGTTTTCAGTATAATTCTAGCAGTTCTGTTGTCGTAGAACACCTTCTTACTAAAGTCACAAACACGACAGAAGAAATCGAATTTACAGCACCGACAGAAGGATATACTGCAAATACCTTCAGCTTATTTATCCGTGCAGATCATGGTGCTCAAACAGGTACGTTGATCAAACCGATGTTAAGACCTGCTGTTGTAAGTGATAATACGTATAAACAATATGTCGATCCGAGCATAGCCGCAATCAGAGAAATGTTTTCCAAAATGATTGTGATGAAGAGATACAGAGCTTTAGATGTAACCATTGAGGCTGGACAAACTGCAATTATTACAGGCGCTGATTTGGGTATAGAAGCCCCAAGTGGGTATACATTGCTTGCAATTCGTCGTTTTCAGTCGTCGATAGAAAAGGTAGTGATATCAACATTAATGCCCGGAGCGTCAGCTACTGGTTCTGCAATAAGAGCCGTCAATACAAGCGATGCTTCAGTTACATGTATGTTTACTATAGACGTTGTGTACATAAAGAACGATCTCTATTTTGCTCTCAGTACATAATCTGAAAACACAGATATCTCTATTTGGAAGGGATGGTGATTATATATGTTCTATGTTGATGGAAATGACATCTATCTAACCCGTGGAGATACGATGATATTAAATGTGACAATCACAAAAGACGGAAGCTCCTACACTCCGGCATCCGGAGACACAATTCGTTTCGCTATGAAGCAACGATACGAAGATTCGGACGCAGACGTACTTATTAATAAAAACATTGACATGAGCACAATGCAACTAACTCTCCTGCCCTCTGACACAAAGAATCTCAAGATGGGACGGAGCTACGTATACGACATCGAGTTCGTCGACGCAAGTGGCAATGTCGATACGTTTATAAAAGGAAACTTTTATCTCGGTGAGGAGGTGCTGTAATGGCTGATATTTCTGGTAGCTTATCAGGATCTTCTACAGTATCCGGATTGTTGGGATCTTCTACAATATCCGGATCGTTAGCTATGCCATTTGGTGCAATCGACGCTGAGATTGAAGAGCTTCGAAATGAATTACAGAATATTCGTTTGGGGGCAGACGGTACTACATATGACACGGCAGGTATCTCTGTCAGAACACAGATTCAGAATATTATAAACAACTCTCCTACCGTGGAGAATGGTAAGTTAGTCATTTAAGAAAGGAGGCGTGAATATGGCTCTTAATGTTACTGTTGTTAAATTTAGAAAAGGAAACACCACTGCTCTCGCGTCTCCTTTGTATCAGTATGACTACGGTCAGATTATTAAAATAGAAGGTCTCGATCTGCCAGACGCTTACGAGGTTCATTTCGACAATGTACTTGATGGCGTTGAAGCGATACCTCAGATTGGCACAGCCGACGGCGTTGTCATCCCGGATGTTCTTCTCGAGGAATCGGATCCGATTTACGCATGGGTCTTCCTTCACGAGGGCGAGGATGATGGTGAGACAAAGTATGTCATTACCATTCCTATAAAGGCACGTTCTAAGGCCACACAGGTCACTCCCGATCCTGTTAAGCAGGATGTTATCACTCAGACGCTAGCGGCGCTGAATACGGCTGTAAACAAGGCTAATATAGCTATTAAGCATTATCCTTATATCGGCGAGACTGGTACGTGGCTCGTGTGGGATGTTGAGACTGAAGCGTATGTCGATACAGAGATTGACGCTACAGGGCCGCAAGGCGAACAGGGTATTCAAGGTGAGGTTGGCGAAACTGGAAATGGCATCGAGAGTGTCGTATTAAATCAAGACTATACTCTCACTATCAATTATACGAATGGTGATACGTACACAACATCGTCTATCAGAGGCGAGAAGGGTGCGACCGGTGATGCTGGTAATGGCATTCAGGATATTCGTATGAACGCTGACTATACTCTCACTATTACTATGGAAGACGGATCGGTATATACTACCACTTCTATCCGTGGTGAAAAAGGTGAAAAGGGTGCGGACGGTGCGACTGGTAACGGAATAGATAGAATTACATTGAATCAGGATTACACCCTGACTGTGTATTTTACGGACGGAACCTCGACCACGACATCTTCTATTCAAGGGCAGAAAGGTGAAAAGGGCGAGAAAGGAAGTACTGGAGATACTGGCAACGGTATTGATCATACCGTCCTTAACGACGATTATACACTTACGATTTATTATACAGATGGAACGTCTTTTACTACTACCCCAATTCGTGGCGCTCAGGGCGAGCAAGGTATTCAGGGTGAAAAAGGCGAGAAAGGTAAGGACGGATCTAAGATTGAATTTAATAATGGCGTGATGATTATCACAGGAGGTGACGCATAATGCCATATGTTAATGTAATAAAAGACAAGGATACAGGCATAGAATATGAATTAACGCCGTCTTCTACCGCCGCTCTGTACAGCGCCAGCAGCACTTACGCAGTTGGCGATTTTTGTTATTATGACGGAACTTTGTATAGATGCAAAACGGCGATCACAACTGGCGAAGCTTGGACAGCTGCTCACTGGGAAGCGACCACAGTCGGAGACAGTTTGAACGATGATGTATCGAACTTAAAGGACAATTTAAACGATTTAAACGATGCTCTTGGTACAACAGAACAAAGTGATAATTTGCTAAACCCATTGGGTTTTTCTGAAGGTTATTATTCGAGAGGAGCGTGGGTTGAGTCTACCACCTATTTGACAAGTGATTACATGGAATGTTTCGCTGAATCCGTGTATATTCATATGTTCAATCTGAATGATGGAACCTTGCAGGATACAGCACGAACATTCAGTTATATCTACTGGTTTGATGCACAGAAGAATTATCTAGACAGAACAAATCTTACGGCTGGAACAACTAGCTATAGTGTGCCAGATGGAGCGGTATTCTTCCGAGTCATGGATAGCAAAACCAGTATAACGAATAAACTGAATGACAACAAAGGCTTCTACGTTGGAGTCAAGGACACAGTAACATGGATTGCATACGATAAAGGCGGTGTGCCGAATTATGTTGAAATCATTGATGGAATAAATTCCAAAATTCAGAGTGCTTCATTAACTTTTGCGAATGGGGTTTACACGATAACAACAAATCATGCACGTTATATCATGCAACGAGTTACAATTCAGTCCGAAAATCTTGATACTTTCCGCCTATATAGGGGGGACCTTGTAAAAGGAAATGAAACATTCAACATGTGGAACAACTCTGATGCGGAAGGGGCTATTAGAATACAAAACGAGACGGATTTCGTAAGTGGTTATCATGGCTCTGAAAAAATGACAGCTTATAAAATTTTTATGGACGGGGTAGACGTTACTTCTGAATTGTCCATTGATTCAGATTTTAACACGTTAATGTTCTATGTTGAATCGGATGTTTACCATTGTTATCAAGACACATCTGTTGCGGACATCGTTGCGTTCAAGAGGAGTAAAATCGTTTGCTTTGACGGTGACAAAGTAACTATCAGTAATTCATACGTTGCACAAGAACCTTTGACTATTACGTCCGCAAAAATTACTCTGTTCCAATGCTACAAAACGGATGGAGACACCCCTATTTTTACTGATTTTTCGGTAAATACTGATTTTAAAAATTATTCAGTTTCAACTGTGGCAACGAGTAAGCCTACAGATAGCAACAAAATGTCCGAGGCAATTTTAAATACAACGTATGGAAATATTCGCTTTAAATCTCTTATGACAAGCGGACAATCATACAAGGGAAGCGTTACTGATTTTGCTTCGCAGAATCGTATTAAGTTCTATTTTGATACAATTTCTACGCCTACAGAAGTTCAAAGTGGAGAACAGATTGCGTCGCAATTTGAATTTGAAATAACTTAAAGATACCATTATTTAAGTAAATTTGCCATATAAATGTATTGACAATACTACCCTTCTCGCTTATAATCCTAAGTATAAGAACGAATGATTACAGGCGAGGAGGTGTTATTTGTGCCTGATTACAAGAATCAAGTTATTAAAAATATAGAAGTTATACTTGTCGAGAACGATAACTACTCTGCGGATTTGATGGATAAAATTGTATTGATGCTGAACGACTATGATATCACTAAAACGTGTACTGACATAGTAGCGTACGACGATATCAATGAACGGATTTTGAATAGATATTGTGCATGTTTATATGTAGACGGTAAATCTGAAAAGACTATATATCAGTATAGAAGGTGCGTGGAGAAGTTTATCGGATACATTAAGAAGACCTTCATTGAAATCGATGTCTATGATATCAGAATGTATCTCGCATCAGAAAAAGAACGTGGATTAGCCGATCGAACCACAGAGAATACAAGAGCTAATCTTTCCGCCTTCTTTCAGTGGATGACTGATGAGGAAATGATCAAGAAAAATCCATGCCTTAGTATCAGGCCGATAAAATGTAAGAAGGAAATAAAGCTTCCGTTCTCGAGCGTTGAACTTGATGCGTTGCGTAGCGCCTGTAGAAGCGATAAGGAACGTGCGATCATAGAGCTTCTGGTAACGTCAGGCATACGTGTGAACGAACTATCTAGAATGGATGTGACAGATATTAATTTTTCAGATATGTCAGTACACGTTCGGTTCGGTAAGGGTGCAAAAGAAAGGGTTACATTTATTAATGATGTAGCCAAAACATATATACAAAAATACATATCAAAAAGAAAAGATAGAAATATATCACTGTTCTGCAACAGAGCTGGAGATAGACTTGATACAGGCGGAGTCAGATACATAGTCAATAGCATCGGCGAAAGGGCTGGTATAGATAATGTCTATCCGCATAGATTTAGAAGGACATTCGCTACTACTCTTGCCGCTCGCGGAATGGCGATACAGGAAATTCAGAAGCTGCTCGGGCATAGCAATCTTAACACGACTATGGAATATGTTATCACAAGTGAGAGTATTCTGAGAGGATCCTATGATAAATTCATAGCTTAATATAATGGGGGTGACAGACGTGATGATTGCTGGCTCGGTGATGAATCAGATAGACTGGAAAGATTATTGCTATAAGAATGGTTTGGATGAACGAAAATGTAAGGATTGTTTTTGGTATTCTGATGTCACTGTAAAATGTTGCGAACGTGATGGATCGTATCCGTGCGATCAGCTGAGTCCTGCTTGTTCTGAGTTTTTAAATAAGTAAGGACATTTATGTCCTAACAAAAATGATTGACTGCCGGAGGGTTACTGCTCTCCGGCTTTTTGAATGGAGGAAATGAGAATGGATATTATTGAGATTATTACAGAGATTGGTGTTGTTGTCGGTATCGTAGCTCTGTGCTACATCATTGGAATTGGTCTGAAGGCGTGGAACAAATTCACTGATAATTGGATCCCGTTCATGATGGCTGTTTCTGGTGCTGTGATTGGCGTGATTAGTTACTTTGTCGAGCCGACTTTGCTCGGTGAGGTCGGAGGAATTATGTCTGCGATTATTAAAGGCGCAGTGTCCGGTCTGGCAGCGACAGGAATCAACCAGGTTGTTAAACAGGCACAGAAACCTGCTGAATAAAATTCTACTTTTATAAATCAGAAATGAGGTGATTTTAGTGACGCGTGGGACTACTCCTACACATACATTCACCACAGATATAGATTTATCCGAAGCTACAGCTATTTATGTTACCTATCAGCAGGAAGGTGAGAACCTTGTTGAGAAGACACTCGAGGATGTTACGTTCATCGACGGTGGGTTTCAGGTGACACTGACTCAGGATGATACTCTCCTCTTCTCTTCGGATAAAACAAAGAAAGTGTATATTCAGGTCAGAGCCGTTCTTTCTGATGAAACAAGAATTGCATCGAATATCATCAGAACAGATATACATGCGATTCTGAAAGACGGTGCGATATGATCTTTCGAATTGAATTTGATCAGGACTCTGACTTCAAGCTATCGATGGAGGACACGGACGTCATGCCAATGACGTTTCAAGAGAACAATGAGTTCGACATCAAGATAGCTGATTATGAACCACAGACAACTGCCGAGGCTTAATGCCTCGGCTTTATTTAATTGGAGGTGAGTCCGTTGGCAAATAAAAATGTAACTGCTCTTGACGCTATTAATGTCATGAGATCGTGGATTGGTTTGAGCCGAGCCGCACAGACGCACAGAGTGATTATAGATATCTATAACAGTCATACTCCTCTCGCAGTTGGTTACAAGGTCTCGTACTACGACGATTACTGCGACACAACGGTATCTGCTGTCTTTATTAAGCTTGATGCTGTAGAGATGATTGGCGGAACTGAATGTGGAGTCGAGCGACATGTTCAGATTTTTAAACAGGCTGGTATATGGGAGGAAGACGGATCTGTAAGACCTGAGCCAGGATGGATTATTGTCTACAATTGGGACGATAACACACAGCCTAATGATGGGTATTCTGACCACATCGGTTTCGTAGAGTCTGTTTCCAATAATGTAATCACTCTTATCGAAGGGAATATGGACGGTGGCGTTGTTGGTCGTAGACAGATCCCTATTGGATATGGATATATTCGTGGTTTTGCTAAGCCGAAGTATGCAGCTTCTGCTAGTGAACAGACTATCTCATCTTCTTCTACTCCGAAGAAATCTATAGAGGAAATTGCCAATGAGGTTATGGATGGTAAGTGGAGCAACGGCGATACTCGTAAGTCTCTTCTTGCTGCTGCCGGATATGATTACAACGCTGTTCAGGCGAAAGTAAATGAACTGTTAAACGGTACGTCTAGCTCGCCGAGTCAATCTACAAGCAATACTACAACTGTAAAAGGAAGTGATGGCATGACAAAGACTGTTATTGACGTGTCTTATGCTCAGCCGAACGTTGATTGGAATAAAGTTAAATCTCAGATTGATGGCGCGATTCTTAGATGTGGATATGGTTCTGACATTTCTTCTCAGGATGACAAACAGTGGGCTAGAAATATCGCAGAGGTAGAACGTCTGGGCATTCCGTATGGCGTGTACCTGTATTCATATGCAAGTAATTCTTCTGAGATTCAGAGCGAAATCAACCATACCCTGAGATTGATTAAAGGACACAAACCGAAGCTCGGAGTTTTCTACGATCTTGAAGAAGCTGGAAATGGTGCTGTTGCTGCACAGGCCGCAAAGACATGGTGCAAGCAGATTAAAAATGCTGGGTATCGTCCCGGCATTTATTGTGGCGCTTATTTCTATAAAGCGTATTTGAATGGCGTACACAACGCAGTAGATGCTCTCTGGTGGATTGCTGGATACGGCACGAACACTGGTGTGCCTCAGCTCAATTATAAGCCGAATACAGGCTTTGAATACGATGCATGGCAATATACCAGCGTTAAGACTTATGACGGCATTAATGGAGGTGTAGACACCTCAGAATGGTATGCTAGCTTCGATGATGACGTTAAGCCTGCAACCGATACGAATATCTATTATCGTGTGCACTGTCAGACACACGGATGGATGAACGCTGTATCTAACGGTGAATGGGCTGGCACAAGCGGCGAATCAAAACGTCTTGAAGCCTTAAAGATCACTCCGCCTGAAGGAGTGGAGCTTGAGGTCACTGTTCACATTCAGACATATGGTGACAGAACATACAAAGGAATAAAGAAAGGTGTGTCGTCTGGACTTGGTTCTTCTACGAACGATCCGATCATCGGTACGACTGGCGAAAGCAAACGTATTGAAGGCATCACGATTAAGTGTACGAAGAACACGACAGGAAAACACATCAAATATCAAGGACACTGCCAGACCTATGGAGATACAAAAATCTGTTCTGATGGCGAGTTCTGCGGAACGAAAGGTGAGTCTAAGAGATTAGAGGCTATTAGGATTTGGTTTGAGTAAGACATTGTCTGGAAAGTGAGGTTAAGTCCGATGGGACATATAGATTGGAATGCTGTGTTAATCGCAGCCATAGCTTTTCTTGGCTCGGCTGGTATATGGAATTATATAGATCACAGACAGCAAAGACTAGATGACAAAGAAAAGGATAACAGTGAGGTTCTTAAAGAACTGAAATGTATTCGAGAGGAAATTGCTGAGATAAAAGGTGGAATGGCTGAAAATGAAGCGAAGTTGAGACGTGTTCGTATTCTTCGATTTGCGGACGAAATCTTTATGAATATCCGGCATACGAAAGATAGTTTTGATCAAGTCTTGTCGGACATAACTGATTACGAATCATATTGTGATTCACACCCTGATTTTAAGAACAACCAAACAGGTGAAACTGTAAAGTATATTAAAAGGGTGTACGCTAAGCGAATGGAAAAGAAAGACTTTGCTCAATACGAGCCAAAAGATCTTGACACAACAGATTAAAATATTAGTTAGACCGTGCCTTTGGGTGCGGTCTTTTTTTTACGCGATCTGCTCCAGCAAGTATTGATGACATGTTTGATGACAGTCGGTTTGATGACACCGTAGAATCATTGATATTACTGCGTTTGCGGGATTCGTGTTTACCGTTCAAATCCCCCTCTCGCTACTTACTCCCATCGCGGAAGCCTTTATTTTTAAGGGTTTCCGCGTTCCTTTTTTCAAGCGACAGGGCTGAAATTGATGACACTTGATGACACCTGAGACAGCGCTATTATCTTCTCTTTCGTTTCACTGATGTCGTAGTTATAGCACATCTCATTAGTAGTCTCTAAATGTCCGAGCATGTTAGCAACAGCTCTTACAGGTAGGACTGTCCTCAGTAAAGAGGAAACAGTCCTACGTATCCCATGGATAGAAGTCTTTTGTATACCAGCATCTGATGCTCTTCTTGCTGTCGCGCAACTTATATCATGTCCGGTATATCTACTCCCATCCTTTCTAGCAAAAATGAAACCGTTCTCATCATATGTGTCTAGTACTTTTAGTCTGTCAAGAAGTAGTTTAATCTCAGCTGTCATTGGGATTTTTCTGTGTTTGTGGCTTTTCGGTTCGCCGATAACGAGTTCGCATGACTTATCTTTGTAATCAAGTCGATGCTCTGAGAAGTCCACATTTATATACTCGTCTGTGATACTATCCCACCTCAGTACTGCGATCTCACCAACACGCATCCCAGTAAGTATCGCCAACTCTATAGCATAGTCAGGCATATAATTAGGATGTTTTTCTTCATGTGCGACTACAGCATCTCTTAGCTTGTGAAGCTCTTCTATAGTAAGAACACGATCCGCATCTTCTTTCGGTTCTGCGTAGCTACACATTGATAACAGTAATCTCACATCAAGCATGTCGGCTGGGCTATCTTGTAGCAGCCCGGATCTTATTGCGTAACTGAACATTTGTCGTATATATCCGATAAGGTTATTCGCACATCTCTCTTTCATTGTATTTACCTTAATCAGATTTACGATTTCTGTCTCCAGTATCACCGGAGTGATGGTCTTTATCGGAGCGCTTGCAAATTTGCATTTAGATAGATACTTATCATAGTCTCTTTCGAAACGACGTATGGTTGACGGCGACAACCCTTTGTTCTTGTTTACAGCTCCGACAAACTTGCGTTTGTAATCGAGCCATTTATTGAACAGATCGGCGAACGTCATCTCACATCCATCAAGCATATAGAACTCCAATAAATAATGACGCATCTCATCTTCGTTTTTCTTGCGAACCTGCCTCCTTCCGTTTGGTTTGGTAATGTCTGGTACATATGATATACAACGTCCATCTTTACCAACCGTAATAGAGTATCGGTGAACTTGTTCTAGTATCATTTTCATCATGGTCTCCTTATCTGATCCCACGATGTCATCAAACGATATTATACCATTTGCTATGTAATATTTGAACAGCGTTTCTTCCGATACCCTATCACGTCTTACGCTCATACCTTTGCGTATGTGCAGAATATATCGTCGAAGTAGTAAATAGTAAACGTCCTATTGCAATCCAGACATTTTCTCTGACATTCTTCTCGTTCGCTAAGAACTTCCATTTCTCTCTTGCTTACGCGGCCTTTTGTCCCACAATAAGGACATTGTATTACTCGAGAATCATCCATATTAACTTCCCCTCTTTTGGTTATCGTCCCATGTTAGTCCTTCCGGCCACGGTTTATCAGCCCATCTTTTTACGATATCCATTTCTGTCCAATCACCATGTCCCGCAAAATGAATTACTTTAGGATTATCACCATGCGCAGTCCAATCATTTGCGTTATAATTGCCATCCATTTCTAGTATTCTACCCTGGCAAAGATAATTATTAACGTCTTGTTCCACCCATGTATACTTTCGCAGATTCAATACGTTTATGATTTCTTGAGCCTTTCCATCTCTTAATTTGTCGAGGTTGTACATTGCAACTCCTGTATTGCAATAGAGTAACCCATAATAGCATCTATGACTTTCAGGCGCTGCTGCGAAGTAATAATCGTCAAGGTTCAATTGCCACAATTCAGATATATCGTCATTAATGATTACATCTGAATCCATGACAAGAACTCTATCTATATCTTGTGGCAATACGTAACACATAGCAATACGCATCATTGCCATGTATGTAAACTGAGAGTTCATATTAGGTCCGTTAGGATAGAAAAATTTTTGATCTGATACATTTATTGTCCGCACCTCGTTCGGTAACGGATATGGGAAAACATCATCTTCAATAAGAAAGAAGACTGTTACGTCGTCTACATGTGAGAGCAAACTCTTTACAGACGGAAGCATATCTTTATACATATTTCTTGTTCCTGTATATGCTGCATATTTCATGACCAACACCTCGTTATAGATCTCTTTGTGACTATATTTTTATTTTCTCCACGAGAACATGACTCGTATGGAAACCAGAATGTATCATTTATTGGACAGTATCCAATACGTTCATCCATATCATCTGTCCATTCAGTATCATAGTTCTCACAATCTTGACACATAACAATGTCAACTACATATTCATCCGGAATATCATTAATGTCTGTTATAAGCATATCTTCTCCGAACAAATCATTATTTTCTTTCCAGACTTCAAACAACGGATCATTTAGAATATCGGCTTTTATGTACTTCATCTTAGATCATCCTCTGGCAAGCATTTTTCAAGCATGTCATTAAATTTATCTGTAATCCTTCTAATGGTATCTACAGCCTCTTGCAGCGTAAATGAGCCACTCTGTAATTCATCGTGAACTAACTTCTGCATACACGCTCTAATAGCGCTGTGTAAGCTCATATAGTATCCTAGATACTTTAATACTGGCCTCTCTTCCGTCGTTCCGTCTTTCTTCTGTATCTGTTGAGTCTTGCCAGTATCATATACGAGGGCATAATTATAATCATCTACGCCCACTTTATATCCATCAATTAAATCAATCATCTTTCTGCTCCGTGTATGTATCAAGTAAAAAGTTTCTAATTGCGTGCCACCTGTTTGCGTAGTCCATAGTATTCATATATGGATCTAATTCAGGCCAAAACTGTTGCACGAGCCAGTCTGTAAAATCATCTACATCCATCTTCTGAATGTGTTCTAAGTTAGTCATTGTTCTACGAATCCCTCCATATAGAGTACTGTTTAACTATTAACGCGCAGATGGCTTCATCCAAAGCATCATATCTTGGGTCACATTTTATATAGTCGTCCCTTATGCCTTTTAATGTTCTAATGATGCTTCCTATACGTTCGAACTCGGAAGATTCAGCTTGCCTATTCCCCATAAAACGTCATCTCCTTCTGCTTCATAGACGATATATTTGTTGTGCTTAACAGCGTAGTCACGTTCTTCGTTAGCGCCTTCGCTATACTCCCATCCTCGCAACATATATATCGCATCACAGTATTTCAGCATGTCTATCGACAAGTCCATGTAACATCCGCGAGGAGTGTCATTAGGTAGTTCTGCCATGACCTTTGCAGGATTGACTACTATAAATCCATTTTCTTTTAGCACTGTCTCGGCTCTACCAAATTTTTCCAAGTAGTCATCAACACCCGTTATCTTACCTGATATATATATCTTCATTTCACCGTCCATATCTTTAAATTAGTTAGTAGTTGATCACATGTACATTTGCTCCTTGCTTTTGGGCTGTTTGAATCATGTTCATTGTACCCTTGCTTTTACCGTCCCAAAAAGCGATAACTGTAGCATTTCCGGCAGTAGCGTATTCTAACATTTGTCTATTGCGAATTGGTCCGGCTGCACGCCCATACTTGTCCCACTCAGCAGGGAATCTTTTTACTGATATTTTTCTTGCGAGCGCGTACTCTTCTCCGTATGTATCAGCACCACGACAACCACCGGATATTATTTCTACAGATTGCATTCCACTCAAAACTGAATCAAGTGTTTTTTGGAGCAATGACTTGTCGTTGAAATCTCTTGTACCGCAAACAATAATTCTATTTTGCATTTCTGATCCTTTTATAAATCCATAGGGTCACACCTATCACATGGCGGATCTCCTTCGTATATCCATGTACAATGAGAACAACAGAATTGCGCATCCCATCCGTCACAATCTCTATTACAGTCGAAGCACGGATCATCATCTCCGTACCAAGAATAATCATCATTCGACTCTTGGTATGTATGTTCTTTTGTCATGATATTCTTCCACCTTCCTTACTTTACCAAGTAATTGCGTGAGCTTATCCATCGTCTTCTTTGCAATTGGATCATTGATTAATTCAATGATCGGTTCAAGCTCTTCGACGGCGTCTTTGTTCTCTCTACGAGTCATCCTACTCGCTTTAAGCTTTGTACAGATCTTGCTGCGTTCTTTGGCTTGCGGTTCAAATTCGATTGCATGAAGCAAATCTTGTGTTCGTTTATCTTCTATGCCGACAGCTTCATACGCAGAGTTATATTCAGTTTGGCACTCCCTGAGAAAATCAAGGAATGCCTTTATATTTTCTGAACGTTTTTCGTACATTTACGTATCACCACCAGTATCAGTACCATACAGGAGGCGTTTCATCTCAGACATATAATCATCACAATGCTTTTTTAAATCATCGTATCTGTGAGATGGCTTACTTAGTTCTCCGTCCGGGCATGTTTCTGTTCCTTTGAACAATGCGTATGAATGTGGGAACTCCTTCTCCCTGATATTGGATGGGTGTCTCATACACTCTTCGTTATCACACTCGGACGCACAAAACGTTATATCATCACTAAAGAGACTGTACATTTAACCCTCCGTTTCTAATACTACAATGCGAGAATCATCCAATTCTTTTACACCATACTCATACATATCTATCGCATTTCTAATCAACCACGTTTCATATTCTTCTGACGTGTAGTCTGGATATGCATAATATGCGTAGTCCTTGCAAGAATGCGCTTCGTATTCTTCTCCAAATTCATCAGTCTTCGGTTTTGGCGGTCCGAAAGTTAATTCATTCTGCATTCTCTGTGCGTACACTTCGAGTGGGATGTAATCATAAAACAGGTCGAATATATCTCCGCCACGTTCATATGCAATAATGTCATCTATAAGAAAGTATCCCTTTCGAATATAGCTTCCACTCGGAAGACTACCGAGGTAAGCAAACCGAACGTCGCCAATACATACCTTCCCTGAATAATCATCATATCGAAACTCTTCTTCGAGCGCGACTGAATACTTTTCTTTCGGGATTAGATAAAATCGTTCATGAAGATCTGACGCAAATGATCTTGATCTTGAAAGGACATTATGCATCGTTCCGTTCATATCGTACGGTCCGAGCGGATAAAATAATCCATCATCATTTCTTTGATATCCAAGAAAATAATTATAGTAGTAACTCATAACTAATACTCTCCATTAATCGTGATACATCTTATACAGTACCGCTGCTACGATAAGCACTATGCCAACGATTCCGACTTCAATCCACATTGGAATCAATACTTTTACCCATGACCAGTTAATTACTCCGACCAGTTTCAACACAATAAATGCTACCTGTAAAAGTCCAAGAATACCTATGCCACCATACGTTGCGCTACCAGTTCCGTTATTCTTCATAATTCATTACCTTCCTTATGTTACTTTTCTTGTTGTTGATTCTTCGATGACGACTTCTGAGTTATATAATCTATATGTGACTTCTCCTTTTTTAATGATTATTACGCTTGTGTGTGTTTTGAAGTCTGTCGCTGCAGCCTGTACAGAATCAACATCATTAAATACTTCTACAGTTCCGTCTCGATGATATACAGTCACTTTCTTTGGAGGCGCAGCGTTAACTACGCCCCCAGCACCGAGAATTATTACTGTCGTAACTATCGCTAATATTATTGTAATCAGTAGCGACTTCTGTTCTTTTGACATACATTCTCCTATGTATTAAATACCGTAATCAGAAATATGCATCTGTCCAGGAAGTTGGTCTGTGCTGCCGAAACCGCCATCACCTCGCTTTGTCTCTTCTAACTCTTTTACTTCACAGAACTCAGCCTGTACATATGGAAGTATTACAAGCTGTGCAATGCGCTCTCCTCCCTGTATATCTTGCGCTTCGTCCGTATCGTTATGTATCGCTACAACGATTTCTCCCGTAAAATCGCTGTCTACAACTCCAACACAGTTCCCTGGACGTAATCCTCTCTTGGTAGCGATGCCACTTCGTGCGAATATAGCTCCGAAGCACACATTCGGAATAGACATTGCCAACCCAGTCCCAATCTTTACGGTCTGATGTGGCGGGATTATCAGTTTCTTGTTGGAAGCAAACGCAGCATACAAATCGTATCCAGCAGCGTATTCAGAACCTCTTGTGGGTACATGTGCATATTCATTAAGTTTCTTAAAGCTAATCTCCATTGTTTCTCCTGCCATATAAATGTATTGTTAGATTAAAGAATAGTTGCGTATACTTCTATTGATGATAATATTTCGCCATTACCAAATGCGAGACTGATATCATCAATGTACGCTTCTCTCTCTGGTCAACAAATCGAGGTACTCACGACCTTTGTCGGTAAGTTCAAACCTATCATCTTCGTCTATGTATCCTTCTTCTGCCTTACGGACAGCTTCTTTAATTTCATCCATATCCATCGTACGACTAAGCATTTTTACCGTATTACCGCCATTGTATACCTTTGCGTTTATTTCAACTTCAATAGAGTTGTGCGGTATATAAATCATTGCGCGATCTGATTCCACTTCAACCTGATCCGCTACTTGTTTGTTCTCCTTTGTCTCCATCAGCTCTTATCAACTCCTGTATAATACTTTCATGTTCATTAACCAATTGTTCGTCCTCATACATTTCTTGCAATACTGGACAAAAATAGTATCTTGCAACGTACGTGAATGCGCCACACTCCTCTACAACTTGTGTCATTAACTGGTCGTGATATGGTGGATTTTGATGCTCGTTATCATTACAACATGGACATCTGAACGTTTGATTCATTTTCATCCAACTCTTTCTGCGTATTGATTGTCTGACGCTAGCATTACACCAATGACATCATCCATATGAGGTGTGCAGTCTGGCATAAATCGTCCAAACTTAAACACGATGTTTTTCAGGTCTGACAGTAAATCAACCTTCTCTGTGATCTCAGATAAATCATATCCAGTATATATAACAACATCATCAAGGCATTTATATCTTGTACGTAATGTACTGATAAAATTTTCGAGATCGTTGAACGAGTCCATCGGTTCGAGTCCCTGACATACTACTGATCCGGTTATTTTATTGTTAATGTATCTCTCGCATAGATAGTCAATGGGTACGATTATGTCTTTTGCTGAGGCGAGAGACGCGTTTTGACACGCCTCTTCGCCACATTTAAAATTGCATTTAGGGAACATCAGCGTCATCGACGGAATTTTGTAGTTCACAAAATCTTCGTCAATGATACCCTTAAGAACTATTGAATTGTTCATTCCATCACTCCGTCATTCGACAGTACATTCATCCACTTGCGCTTATCGAACTCGCGTTTTCTAATCTTCTGATATCCGCTTGTCGGAACGTAGAAGCCTACTACGCGAGCATATGTGTCAGCTATAGGTTCTCCGCATTTCGGACACTTCTTTTCGCTGATGAATGCATGTCCATCTTTACATACGCTAATCTTCGTAGTGAATGCAAAATAGATTACTCCTTGCGACGCTACATAATTTAGCATATTCCACGCCGCCTCTTCATTTGGAAATCTATTCTCTATATCAATATGGGCGATACATCCACCGCCGCACTTTTTATCAAATAGAGACCCGAGTCTGCACTTCTCCTGAATAGTACATTTCTCCATGAGTGGGATCCACTGGTTCGAATAAATAAAGTACTTATCATTCTCATAAAGAAGATTGTCCGCCTGACAAATCACACCAGCACAATTTTCAGCAGGGATCATTTCAATATTAAAAGTGAAATCGCATTCGAAGTTATCTTTCACTTCGTTCATAACATCCAGGATTTCAGATGCAAATTCTACAGCCTCATCTGAATAGCTCTTGCATCCGACTTCATCCTCATTGATAAGACCGAACATGTCCATAACTTCATACATTCCGATCCCGCCGATTGTACAGAATTGCTTGTCAAGCTCAAGAGCACCATCTTGATAGTTTGGCAACAGACCTTTTTCAATATTTCTCTTGATTATATGTCTCATCGAAGTAAGAGCTTTGCAGTCCAGCAAGACTCTCTTTTTCAATATGTCGATATATTTCTTTTTACTCAGTCCGCTTTCATATGCGATTCGCACAAGATTAATTGTACTAACCCTACATGACCCTACTGACAATGCAGTGCCCCCAATTGAGTTGATGAACGCATCGAGCTTAGATGTATCGGAAAGCAGACGACAGCAGTTGCTCAAAATACCAACATTATCGCTCACAAAGAAGTTCGAGTCAGACCACTTAATATTGTGATTAGAACACCACCTTGCAAAATCTTCGTCAACAAATTTACCATTTTGGTATAACAAACTGTATGTGAGAACTGGATATGTAAACATCTGCGTTTCTCTAGTTTCGCTTACCACATCCATAAACTCTTTTTGCGCTTCAATTAAATCTTCTATATGATCTATAGCCATCTCTCCGTCTGGAAAAACGATCCCACCGAACAATGACTCAAGATACGGTCTGTCGAAAATCGAAATATTTGTAAACGCACTTTGGTCAATTCTCAGGAAGGGCTGATTAAGCCTAAACACTAATTTTTGACACTCCTGTTTCCAGTAGTACTTTGGATCTTTAATGCAGAATCCATCCTTTACATCCTTTTGCCAGAACCACCATGCCCATATCAGCACGTTAGGCATACCAACTGCACCTGACTGTCTGTTCGACAAAAAGCTGACAAATTCAATTACATCGTCTATGTATGTAGTGAGATGCTTCGGAGCCTCATTATTATAGTTATTCAGAAAAAACAGTCCTTCTGTTGCGAGCCTTGAAAAGTCATCTGCCCAACAGTACGGGAAGTAGGATGCTGTTGTACTGTCGTTCAGATAAAATCCTCTACTGAACTCCTGCTCAAGCCACTGCTTTGCCGTTCTAAGTCCCCACATCTTTTTAATTTCTGTGAAAATCTTATTCAGACCAAACAGCTTATCTTCGCTTTTCGCCTTCTCCGTCATAAAGCTCCTGATGTCTCTATTCCTTGCATTTGCATTCGGATCAATTGTGCTGTCCGCCAGAGTGCTTTTATCGATAAAATTATCTATGAACTCAGAGAAGTCAAGCTGGCTTGGATGCAATCCGTTTATATATTCAAATTCTTCTCCGTACTTTTCTTTCAGCCCTTCGAGACATCTCTCAAAATCTTTTGTAAGTTTCAACTGAATATCCATTTATTGTGCTCCTACCCATTTAATAGCTTCTCCGAACTCCATTGCTTCACCATTTACTTCAAGTATTGGCGCAGCCTGGAACCCTTTAGCAACCATTTCATCCATATCGTCGATAACTGTATACGGTAATCCTTTATCGTTCAGTTTCGACTCGAGGACTCTACACTTTGGACAATGTGTTGTATATAAAATATTCAAGCCTATATCACCGCCTATCTTAATTCGTCTGCGTGCTGGCTAATCCAACCTCTATGATTGTTTTTAAGCGTACACACGGCAGCTCTTTCTTTTCTTCTAAAGTGTTCTATATATTTGCTAAAGCCGCTCTGCCTCGGTTCTTCCAAGTCGCACTGTAACTTATGACCAATTACAATTACTTTTGACTTGCTCCCAATTCTTGTGAGAACTTTCTTCAATTGAGGCGTAGTGAAGTTCTGCGCTTCGTCTATGATGATCACTGCATCGTCAAGATTTTGCCCTCGAAGGAATGTGTCTGTGATGCACGTTACATATGCACTCCCGTTCTTCTGATTATCGATGTCGCTAGTTAATGCGGTGAACGGATTTACGCCACAAGTTATAAGCGCTTGGTAGCATGGTTCGAAATACACAGATGACTTCTGGTCAAGATCGCCCGGGAGATATCCCTGCTTGCGTTCTCCGTAAGGAGACATTACGTACACGATTTCTTTAAATCGACCATACTGCACAAGCAGGTTCGCAACGCCAACAGAGATTGTTGACTTCCCGGTTCCGGCTTTTGCATCCGCGAACACGATGTCAATATCGTTACTCCAGATAGCTTCAGCAAATTCGTACTGCTCATCGTCAAGTTGCATCCCGTAAAAATTATTTTTGTCAAGGTGCTCCGGAGGGTTACTGTTGGACACCGTAGCAGTCGTTCTTCTCTTGCCGCTCAAGGTCATCCCTCCTTAAATAACAAAGTCAATATCGCAATCTTCTCCGATGATGTAATCTGTAAACCCTTTCTCTTTCGCTTCATCAGCAAACATATACCATTCAACACGAAGCTTGCTGTCGTATTCTTTTTCTGTCAGTTTGCTTCTATCGATCACATACTGACGTACACGTTCATTTACTTTCTTTTGGAACTCAACCTGATCCTGTACCTTTGTGCTTGAATCCCAGACGAAACTGGAACCATCGTGCATCAGGAATTTTGCGTTCTTAGTAGCAAACCTCTTATGTCCTGCAAGTCCAATCAGGAACCCCATGCTATACTGATATCCAAGATTGATTGTGTACACCGGCGTTTTGCTTGCGAGAATGCAATCAATCACTTCAAAGCCAGCGTCAACACTGCCACCATTTGAGCAGCAATACAGCAAAATCGGCTGACGCTCTTCGACCGGAACATCCTTATCTTCTTTGTTGTACTGCAGAATATGCAGCACGATATCATCGATATTTTCCTGATAGATAGTTTCTGTGATGAACAGTTTTCTCTGTTTCAGATTTTTAATAGCGAACAACTCACCGAGATCCCAGTAAGCACAATCTCCCTGTGTATCAGTAGTGATGTCGTAAAAACCTTCATTCATTGTTTGCATAAGCTAAGTTCTCCTTAATCCATTCAGAAATTTTTTCCTTTAAGTCCTGCAAAGTGCCGTTGTTCTGTATATAACAGTCTGGCTCTACTTCCATAATCTCATTCTCAGATATATGATGAGCTAACTCGCCACCTAATCCGTTGTCGAAATTCGGTCTTTCGATGTGCATATGCACCACCTGAAACCCACATTCTCTGAGCTTCTCGACCTCGTTTCGAAATCGCACATCTGGAATCAAAACATAGTCCCATCTGTCTTCAAAGAACGTCAAGATTGAGATAATGAAGTCAACCCAGAAGTCTGGCGCTCTACGTCTGATTACATCAGTTCCTACATTTTGTAATAACCTCCTTCCGTCCTCATCTTTCTGGCCGTTCCAATCGAGAAATTCTCGGCATATGTATTTAAGAAGATCGGCGTAATGAGTGATGAGTATTTTTGTATTTTCATCATCTAGTTGTTCCTTCAGCATTAGTGCGACCGTGTCCTTACCGTGCTGAGCACGTCCGGATATCGCTATGATTTTCAACTCTCTGCCTCCTTTCCGGTGATTAAGTAACTAGATGGTAATGACTCAATCCACTTGCAAAACTGTCTCCATTCCGGAAGTCTGTGATCTTTTCGCTGATTATAAATAATCTTTAGCTGTCTATAGTTTGTTGTCATACGTGCTGTTAGTTTGAATCCTGCCGGATTCGTATACAGTATCTCAAGATATCTATCTCTGAACTCTTCGATCTGGTCTGGCGATGATGACATATTAGGAAAGTCGTCAGAAAAACTACGTATTTTTTCTTTCATAATCTCGATCACTCTTGGATCGACATACTCGTTATACGATTTATCAAGATCGAACTTAATCATCTTGTGCATGGTCGAATTCGACGATATGAATTTCAAATTAGAGTATCTCTCTGCTTCTACCCACGCCTTGTTAGTAAATGTCAGATCCATCTGTACCACTACGCCAGTTAACCATTGGTCATGCCCTTCGCCAGGTCTTGTTTTGGCGAGAGCTTCGATACCTTTTGTAAGCTCGTCTGTCACACTATCAACGTCAACAGACATAGGAAATTTTGCACCTCGTATACTGTTTCTTAATCCATAGACATATGCGTTCGATACACATTCACATCCCGGAACTTCGATAACATCTGTTTTTAAATCTGGCATCATACCTCCTATCTGCCATATAAATGTATTGCTCGGTAAAAAAATATTTATCCCTATTAGCATTGTACCAAATTGCTCTTCTTATGTCAATACATTTTTATGGCTTTTTTCGCATTAATATCTTCTATTATTATACCTTCAATTGTTTTGCACCACGTCCTATTTTGGAAGTTTTCGCCAGTAATACATTCATTACATGGGCTTCTGTTGCTTACGCATATAGAGTATTCACATTGCGGGCATAAACTTCTGTTTCTTCTGATACGCTTAAGCAGCGTCTTAATTGTTTCTATAATAATCATAACTCTTTGATATACGACGTCATCCTAAAGTATATGCCATCACGCTCCCATCCAGTACACGAGATGATGTCGCCTTTATGAATCGGATCCTTGTTATACACATAATTGAATACGGTGAATCTCGATTCTTTTCCAGAGCCTATTGACTTAGTTACAACAGAGTATCCGAATTGCTTGCCATCTCTCTTTCTCTTCAACGGATACACATCTAATATATACAGTCTGCGTCTGTCAATTTCTTTACCGGAAGCATAGCCAATGTAGCCCATGTATTCTGCGAAGTTCTTAATTTTAATACGGTCTTCGATATCATCCATATGTGCTTCTTTAACGTATAGCTCCATGTCTCTCAGCAGACATTCCATATTGGTAATTGTGTATGACTTTGCCTCATCTCCGTTTTTTGTCGTCCAAGTTGAATGCTTTCGCATTATCGATTCGAAAGGAGATCCATCAACTTGGTCACGCTTGACCTGCTTGGCATCACCGCGTTTAAAGAATCTGTCATACATATCATATATCGTTAAAAGCTCTCGTTGATTACCGAATTCAGAGAAGAAATCGAGCTTGATTAAGATTTCTGTCTGGCGAGAATTTATAGATGTCTCTTTATCAATTGCTGCAAGTACATCTACAAAGTACTTATACTCATGATCATGCGCTAATTCATATAGCTTCTCTGCTACAGATTCGCTCATATATTTAATAGAAGACATCCCTTTAGTAATCAGTTTTCTTTCTTTGTCAAACGAATACGTTGACCTTGACACACCCCATTTTGGTGCAGTCACTTGGATATTATTTCTCTTTGCATATGCCATTATTGCAGCCGTTTTCTCTGTATTATCGCTAAAGATATTCAGCGCAGCTGTTAGAAACTCGTACGGATAATAATATCTCAAGTAGCCAGATATATATCCAATACAACTATAGCTGTCACTGTGGTTCCAACTGAACGCATACGCAGATGCGTCGAGGATAACCTGTAAAAACGGTTTAATAACTTCTCTTGCTTTTTCTTCACTTATACTATAATGCTCTGTCGAATACTTAATGAAGCGCTCCTCTATCTCTGGGAGTAGGGTCTCTGTCCCTTTTTTCTTTGCTATAGCACGTCTTACAGAATCACTTTCAGCAGCTGTGTATCCGCAGAACTTAACAAGGAACTGCATGATCGTCTCCTGCATAGCAATTCTACCAGCTTCTGGTGCTAAGAATTCATTTAACTTATCGAATCCATTATCGTAGAATTCTCCGCTCGCGACCTTATCTCTAAAGCTTGCACACGCTGGCCTAAGCAGTCCATTGCCGAATGATAACCATTTTATCATGGAGAAATTCGGTACTTTTTCTTTTGCAATAGCCAATGTGTTGTCGGACATGAACCGCTTTATATACTGCTGTGCAGAGTTACTCTCCCATTGGAAGATTAACGTGGTATTATCACGTATGCTCTTCCATACTTTCTCGTCTTCTAGATCAACATTGTCAGGCGTCATTCTATCTATTCCGATCATTTTACATGCATCGTTTATAACGCCTATATTGTCCAGGCCAAGGATGTCTAACTTGACATACATCAAGTCGTCCAGTTCTTTCATATTAAGCATGGACACAGGATAGTCTGATGTAGATAAAGAGCACAGCCCTATAAGTTCTTCTATTTGCAGATCACTTATCAATACGCCGCTTGGGTGTGTACCAACTGACACGATAGTTCCATTTACAATATCTACATATTCAAATACGTCAGGATATTGTTCCCTTGCTTTTGTTTCATCACTTTCGATAAGTTTATTTATCTCACTAGATAAACTCAGATAATCATATGTGTCAGACTCTTTGTACAACGCTCGGCATACATCGCGTACAGCACCTTTCATTGCTATCGTGTTAAATGTAATAATCTCCGCAGACTTTATCTTGGGCAAATTCATTTTGTCTCTTAACAAAAATTGCTTGACCCTGTCCCTATCCGCACCACTGTAATCACTGTCAATATCTGCATTTGTCACACGAGCAGGATTCATAAACCTGAAGAAGTTGAGATCAAACCGAAGGCTGTCCATCTGAGTTATTCCGAGCAGATATGCAATTTCACTGCCCGATACTGAGCCACGCCCATATCCACACTGTATTCCATTCTCCTTCTCCCATTCACGGAGATACGTCTGTAGAAGCATAAAGTCGATTGATTTTGTCTTTTTGTAGACTTCCATCTCTTCATCTATTTTTGCTTGCAGCTCCTCTCTTGTATGGTTTTTAAGAGCATATGGATGATTGTCGATAGCTTCAGATACCTTTTGCGCAAATATAGTCTCTGGATCATCATATATGTGTGGATACTTTGTACCTCTGTCCAAATCAAACGGTTCGACCATATCTGCCAGTTTATTCGTGTTCTCTATCGCTTCAAGATTTACTTCTTGTGGCAAGCAGTTCTGAATTTTGAACGCTTCTATAAGCTGATCGTAGGACTTAAACTTAAGATCCCAGTTCTCTTCTCCTGGAAAGTTAATATTCTTCGATCGCTGTAAGATACTTCTACCTTTTTCATGTTTCTCATCAAGCACATGTGTATCAGTGCCTGCAATCAGCGGTATGCCTGTCATATTATGCAAGATGTATAGCGTTTTATTGTATGTTTTTTGTTTGTCATCAATGTGATGGCCAATCTCTAGGAAACATCTTTCTTTATTGGCCTCCATAAAGTTTACAAATCGTTCTCTTACTCGTTCTTCTCCTTTGCCGAGAACACCGCCAACACAAGCTGATGTAACTATTATATTGTCGGATGTACGAAAAAGTTCATCGAACGATACTCTCGGCACATAGTAAAAATGATTATCTGATCGATTGAATGAATTCGTGACTAGCCTATTCAACTCAAGGAAGCCGTCATAGTTTCGTGCTATTAACACGCAGTGGTAATTATCCCTCACTTTTTCTGCGAGTGACTCTGTGAGATAGCACTCTACTGCATGTATGTATTTCATACCGGCTTCCTCGATAGCACACTTTTTATGCCACCACTCCATTACAGATCCGTGTTCACTAAATGCCATAGCTTTCATACCGCATTTCTGTGCAGCTTTCACGTATTCATTGTATTTCGTTACACTGTCTATATTTGTAACAGCGTTACTTAAATCTGAATGCAAATGGTATACGACATAATTATCCATTATTGCTCCACTCATCTAGATATTCGTTGAATTGTTCTGTGTCGATATTTTCAGCTCGCTGATGTTTTGAATCATCCATTACTTGATAAAAATGTTTACGGCCGTCCGCAACATCCTCTCGAGTTAACTCATACTGCGCTCTCTCGAAAGCGTCAGCTAGTTCTTCGAAAATAGTGCGTCCTCCCGGTCCATATATTGCGTCATTAAGAGGATAATGATATATTTGCCCGTCAGTATCAATTGCGTAATCAGGATAATAATGATATAATTGCCCGGCAGTATCATATACAGTTTGTATATTGATAGCAGTTGTATTATTGTCAAAATGGTAGATCGGCGCGCCATCTCCAGTACCAATCGCTATATTATTTGTACCGTAATCTGTTATCATATAACCGCTTGAACACCTCCTCTCCTTTATCAACGGGAGCATCTTTTTCATCGAGTAGGTTATCTTTGTCCCACAGATAATACACATTTACATACTGCTTGAGTCGCCGTATATTCTTGTCATCACGGATTTGTATCTCTTTATCGAGCGCAAACACAACGTCAAATCCTAATTTTATTAACAGATTTGTCTGCATTTTGCTCAAATGCGACGTCAAAATTGCTCCACAATTGTGCATTTTGTACGTATCAGCAAGTAGTACACTCTTGCATCCCTCGAACAAAATAACCTCTCGCCTCTTTTTAATATCTTCCATGTTTTCAGCCATACCATATATGGTGTTGATCGTGCCCCACTTATATCGATACGTATACTTACGCAGTCTTTTTTCTTTCCAGTCTGGATCAAGAGTGCGTCCGCCGATGTTAACAATCTTTCCATCTAAATTGCGGATGGGATATACAAGTCTGTCGTCTAGGCTATCGTATCGTACTTGAAATTTTTCAAGTGATTCGTCAGATATACCTTCGTCTCGCCATACTTGCAGCTTATCGCTTCGGCGTTCGTATCTATCCATCACATCGTCCGGCAGAATTATACCTTTCGATTCTTTCTGTGATGGCTGTCTGGTTGAATACTGCTTACACACACTCAGTGCAGATAATCTATCCTTCGGCATGTTGACATCTCCGTCATATCCTGAGTATTCTTTTAATTTTTTGACCACTTCTCGTGGTGTTAAGTTAAAGTACTCCTTTATGAAGCTAAACAGATTTCCAGACTTGCCACTAGAATAATCATACCAAACTGGCGGATCCGGTCTTACTGAGAATGACGGGGTTTTCTCATCTTTAAATGGAGAAAGCCCCCACCATTCTTCGCCTCTTTGCTCCATCTCAACAAACTGCGATATGTATTCTACGATATCTATTGATTTAATCAGTTCGATGAGATCCATAGCTTTACAGTATCTTTTCGAGCATATCGATAGCTTCATCAGATGTCATATGTTTAGCGACATAATCGCTGTCAACCATATAACATGCATCCTTTTCTTCGTCAAAAACATAATAATAGTCTCTTGCACTGTCATATCCGACTACTGTCATCGGTTTACTGATATCAATAAAATCGGGATCAACTTCATATGCATATTTTGCGACAAGACTTTTATCCTCAATATTTTCGAACACCCAAGTCGGGCAGCTTTCACGGATACCGTGACTGTTTATAATCAGCACGCGATCTCCGATATCGGGCAATATGCATTTCATCAGCTTCTCTTCATCAATCTCGTCATCACAAGATTCACAATCTCCGCAGCATGTGCAATCATCGTTAAAGAGACGTTCTTTGAAATCATTCATCTCTTGTTTTATCTCGTCGATATCGATGTTCGGAAAATCATCTTTCTTTGCAAACTCAAGAGCCAAGTCAAAGATTGATATATCGATTGCTTCGATAGTTTTATGTAAATCATCCAGCGCTTCATGTACATTTGTCAGTCTCTTTACAACTTCTTTATTTGTCATGTTATTCTCCTTTAATATGGCGTTGTGGGAATGTGTTGGTTCTTAGCCTGTTCGTAACTTATGTGTGACCCGTCGAATGCAAGGTCAATATACTCACCCTGTGCATGTTGCATCCCATTTCTGTTTATAGTTACAATCATCTTTTTATTACCGCAGTCTCTGCCGTCCGCATTGTCCGCCTCTATCTCTTCTGGTGTTTTGTCGACGAGCATAACAATCGTCGACGCATTTCTAGCTATCTTTGCAGAGTCTGCAAGTTTGTTTGTCGCGGTTGCCTGAGCCGCTCCTATAGCAGCTATATTCATAGCTCCGGCGATTTCATTTTTAATAACATCTACGCATTTACCCATTGACGCATATGTTTGGAATGCATCCATATCATTTCCTGTGGATTTAAAGTAATCTACAACTAGAACGTCTATCGGCATTGTGTGATTGACGCGTTTTACAGTTCTATATATCTCTTCTGCGCTAAAATACGGCATGTAGATATGTTCGAACTTGCTATTCTTCAGCCAAGTCATTGACTCCATAATTCTATCCGTTTCTTCTTCTGAGTAATTACCAGATGTCAGGTTTTTGTATGTCACGCCACTCAGATGTGCAAGCATTCTTGCAGTAAAAAGTCTGTCGGATAGTTCTGAATCTATATAAAGAACGGAATAGCCGCGTCTCAGCAGGTCAACCGCACAGTTCAGAAGCATGATACTCTTGCCCACTTTTTGTTGTGCACCAAAGATAATTAGCTCTCCACGCTCTATCGTTACATAGTCGTTTAACAGTGGAAATTTAAACGGTATGCCGGAATATCCATCGCCCTGCCTATTCTCAATTTCTTTCCACAATCCATCTAGCTTTTTCGAGTATGGCTCTACCGCCTCGTTATCAGCATATGAAGTGGCTACGTTGTCAACTATACTGTATATTCGCTTACACACATCCTCTTCATCTGGGTCAAGCAAGATAGATTTACACTCGTCTAGTTTTACATACATCTCTTTTCTGAACGCAGCCTCGAACACATTCGATACGAGTATCATATAGTCTCTCGTGGAATGTCTTGCAATTGAACTACTTTGTTCTTCGACAAAGGCTCTTACGCTTTCAAGACTTAATGCATCAGCATTTGATGGATCATATTTCTTTAGATACTCAAGAATAATGTAAGCATCAATGTCGGTAACACCGTCCTGCCCGAGACCCTTTAGAGCCTCGAACAGGAGCTGGTTATCTCTGTCGGAAAAATGCTTTGGCTGCAAAAACTCAGAGTGATATATGTATTCTGGATGGTGAACAAGCGTTGCAAGTATTCCGGCCTCGCTTTCACGTCTGTCCATGTCTTCTATAGATCTATACCTATCCACTCATAAGCCGCCTCCCTTCTGCCATATAAATGTATTGTCAATATTACTGATTATTCCAGTACTCACATTCATCGGTCAAACCACACAGATGAACGCAACCGAAATATTCAACATTCGGGCTGAAATCTTCTGTTTCTGCTATATACTTCACAGAATTTTTTGCCCACTCAATAGCTTCTTCGTACTTCTTTTCTACGAACGGTTCTTCAATAAACACGCCGTTTTTAAAACAGTTGAAGCACAATCCTTTCGGATACTTTCCGTAGATTTCTTTGATTGCAGCTGCATACAGATACAACTGCACGAGCATGGTGTCAAGCTCTTCGTCTTTCTTGGTCGGTTTTTTTCTACCGCTTCTCGGCTTTAGCTCTCTGGACTTGTTATCTACGATGTAGTATTCACCGTCTTTCTCACCGAGATAGTCTATGTATCCGATAAACGGTATATCACCAATATGGTACTTGACCTCAAGTTCAACGTCGATCATGTTGTAAGGAAACGGCTCAAATGCACTCAGGTATTCAACGCCTTTGCTGATATAATTTTGCACTGCTTTCTCTGATGGACGTTTGCCTCGTACCTCTGTCGAGAAGTCCAGAAGAAATTTCATCTTCATCTCTTCTTTGGTAAGCTCTCCTCTGTAGTAACTCTCGATCAACTTGTGCATAAAGCTACCGTATGAAGTATAGAATCGCCCATCCTCTTTCATGCCGAGTATGTATTTGCAGAACCATTTGTAACCGCACTGCTCGTAGCAATTGATTCTTGAGTAGCTCCATGTCATATCATCTATCAGCGGACGGTAACTAATATCTCCCATTTATGTATCTCCGTTTTCAACGTCATTAAAGGCACCCCGAATTATATCAAGTAATTCACCGCCTTCTACTGAGTAGACTTCTTGTCCGATGATATCACTTCTGTCTAAAGACTTCATAAGAATATATCCGCAATCTTCTCTAGCGCTATACACAACATATTCTACATAGCACCCGGATCCGCAGTCGTACATGTCCCATAACTCTTTGGACGTATCATCACTTGGCACGAAGTAATAATCAAGCTCGTTAGCTTTTAAAAAGATTAAGTCTTCTTTTTTCATCAGTATGGCAGTTCAGCCTCCACTTCGCCGCTGTCAACGCCATAATTTACATCAACCTGTGGTGCTTGCTGCGGTTGTTCATGCTGACTACTACCCTGAACTCCGTTGTCAAGTTCAAAACTAAAACAGCTGAAGTTTGTATATGTAACCTCATTCTCTTTGTCGTATCGGTTTGTTACGTCAATATCTCCGAGTTTAATTGAATCTCCCTCTTTAAGCTTCGCTGCTTTACCAGCTGCGGAAGTGCCAAGAAATGAAACAAATCCACCAAATTCTTGTTCGTAAACACCAGTATCTCTATTCTTCTTAGCGATAGATATTCTACAACTAGTCACCGTGTCTCTCTTCGGTTCAATGCTCCAAACCTTGGCATAAGCACCTGTACGAAATCCCATTAGCCTTCCTCCTTAATATTAAATGTCTTCTTGAAATCTTCGAGTAACTTAGCCGCTAACGCAGGCTCTTTGATCTGGAAATAGTTCGCAGTCTTAACATATTTCTTAATGAACTTCTTCAGCTCTTCTTCTTTGTCTCTGTTGTCTGCTAGCCACTTCTTCAGAATCGTATCAAATTCAGCAATAATGCTCTCCGCAATAGCGCGTCCTTCAGATGCTTCAGCTTCTTTCTGTTTACTACGGTACGCATCAACATCGTAATCTGACTGAGCAATCTGGAAGTACGACGTTAAGAACTGTCTCATCGTGTATGTCATCGCAGATCCTTGGGCTTGCGAGACGTCGCCCATTGAAGCAGCTGCAAACCAAGGTACTTCGATCCTTTCTTCTGGGTTCTCATCATTCACCCAGATAAATACCATATCCGCTTGAAACATAAACTCTTCGGCGTGATTAAGATACTGCTCACCAGTCTTTGTAAATTTTGTATTTTCTATTACGACCTTAATAACACTCCCTGATTCCGGTACAATGCTCGGTATCAATGATACCTCGTATTTCTTCATGCCAGCTGTCACATTCGCAAGAATCTCTGTAATATCTGTGTATGTATAGTTGTAGCCTTTCTTGCTCTTCTTGGCTACCTCACTGATCGCACGAATCTTTGCAAGCTTCTGATATAAATTTAATGTGTTCTCTTCGCTCAAATTAGTTCTCCTCTTCTTCATTAAAAGGTATCATGTATGTAATTCTTGCGCCGCAATTTGTGCAATGACATTCATGTATTAGACCGTCGCTATCGAAGCCATAGTCTTCGTAACTGAAATCATTGTCCCAAATTACAGTTCTGCACCCACAATGGAAACATTCATACATATATTATTCTTCACCGCCCTTTTGTTTGCACTTACGTTCATGTTTTCTTTTGCTTTCTTTTCTTATATGCAAGATTTAATTGCCTTTCATAGCTTTTCTTTTCCATTGGATTTTTAGAATGTTTAATTCTTTTCTTTAAAGCTTCTATGTCATTTTCAAGATAATTCTCTGGATTTGTCGGCTTTATAATCTCCATGCTCGTTGGATAATATTTGGATTTATCTATTGCTAAAACATACCCATCTTTTGTAACCCAAACGCCATTACTGCCATCTTCAGTCGTTATCAGCGTTCCGAGCTTTTCATCTTCTTTAAGCAGTTCATTTTGAAGTCTATTTACAATTTCTTTTAATGCTGTGCCTGAAAAGCAATCAGTCATAGCTGGATTAGTTTCATTCATTTCTTTTCCTTTTGACTTTGCAAATTCGTTAAGTGTCAACCCCAACAATCCTCATCATAAATCTATCCTAGATCTATATTAAATCCGTACTGTATTGTTCCTTCCGGCACATAGATCTGAGTATAATAACTAACCGGAATTGCAAAAATGTAGTACCACCAATGTACGAATTTTTCCGCCGAATACTTTTCAATTCTTGGACTGTCTTCTGAATATATAATTGTCGCATCTCCAGCTTTAATCCTGCTAATTTTATACGTGCCATGCTCATTAGTTACGTAATAAAACACCATATCGTTGTTAATGTATCCGCTACCAAGAAAAAATCTCCCATCTGCATTGCCATTATCTTTAAGCGCGACAATTTCTTTGTCATACTGTTTTTCGAATATAAGATTATCATCATCAATGTAAGATGATGCAGCTATTATAAACATGAACGCAAGTAAGGACATTACAAGAGCAGTAAGCGCACATATAAAAAATTCGCCAATATCCGTGAAACTTATTCGTTCAATCGGAAGAAGATCAAAAGTATTCATCATTAATATCAGCGTTGTTACAAACACGGCTATTATAATTACCATTTAAAATCGTCCAACCCCTTTTCTTCTTCATGTATCACATATGCCATAACTGCCGTCGCACCGGCAACGGCACTGATAAAACACAGAAAAATCGTCTGTAAAATGCTCATTTTATTCACCATTTTCGATACCTCTGTATGCAGTTTCTATACTATCAGTATTATTTTTCGCCCTCATTGACTCCCGTCCGAGCAAATATGCCACATGCGAAAGCAGAGCAACGGCAACGCTCTTCATTTCATCAAAAGTGCACTCACTTGTTACTAAGTCTGTGTAGCGGTTTATTATTTCACTATGATTCTCGTCCATGATTTTCACCTCCTGTCTTAGTCATCTATTTTTCCATTTCGCCTGTTCCACATTAAAGTAGCGTTTCGTTTTGCGTCATCTGATAGCATCTTAAAAGACATTGTTCTGAGTCCACATTTTTTACATTCAACCCAATACTCATTTCGGAAAAGGCCGAGAGTACATTTTATTTCAGCAGAACCACCACACATAGGGCATGTTTTTAATTCACTCACCAGCGTTTTTGCGTCATCCATTATGATATCTCTAAGTTGTTCGTACATGATTATTCTCTCCAGTTATAAAACGGACAATTGTATCTGACCATTTGCCCAGGCTCTGGTTTGTACTTGCAACAAATCTCATTTCCACAATCATTACAACTTCCGCTGTTATAGATGTTTCGCAATGCCATCAGACAATCGAGCATGTACGCCGTCTGTGATATAGCATCGTCAAGTCTGCTCATGGCTGTTCTCCTTCCATCTCATCAATGTGCATGTCTGAAATCGCCTTGTTCAGCGCGTCCTCTATGGCTCTGAGTCTGTCAGGATTGTTCCCCAAGAACATTGCCACTTTTGCATCCTGTACCGCTTTCGCTTTTGCCTTTTCTGGTAAGCCACAAGCTATATAACTTTCGTAATATGTCATGACCGTTCTCCCTTCCACGGTTTTGGTAACGGCATCCACGCAAGAATATCTAAATCGCTTCGCCACCCGTTTTTACAATATTTATCCGGATAAAATTCGTAGCAAGTAAGACTAGACACTCCACTGTCATTTGTTGTGAGATACCACCCTCTTCTTTGTTCATTCGACTCTGGTTTTGGCATGGCCATATCGCATGGAGTCCAGCCCTGGATTATTTTGTTTATTTCTAGGAACGCGATCACAGCCTCTGCGCAATCTAACACATGATTATCCTTTGCCCATTTTCTGTATTCGCTTGCTATCTCCACTCTTTCTTTATATGTGATCATTCATTCCCTCTTTTCTCGCACGTTCCATTGCCACGCTATACACTCTCGAACATCATCAAACGCTACACCATTGTCTTTTGGTGTTTGTGTAAACTGCGTAATAGCTCCGCAGCTTTTACAATAGACTCCGTACGGTTTGCCAGATAATTCTTCTACGATGCTAACGCTGACGCTTTTACAAAATGGACATGGTTCTAATTCGATCATTGAACTCTCCTTATCATCATCAATCAACATCCACATCATTAGTTTCTCCCTCAAATTTGCGTGTTAATTCTTGCATAAATGTCGCAGTAGACACTGTCAAATGCATCATCGACTTTCTCGATAAACCACGGCTGACTTACCACTTCCTCGTAATAGTAAGGCCAGTTTCCACCACCAATTTTTGCGTGAATATATAGGATGTCATCCATTCCTACATATTTATTCCAAGTGTCGTATTGTTTTTTGTACCTCATATGCTGATTATGGATAGCAGTTTTAAGAACCTTACGTTTCCATCCGTGTATTCTGTCCCATCTAACCCTTTTGCTCTCTTCATCGCCAGACAGATAGAACTTTTCTTTCTGATCTGTTTTCCAACTGTATTCGAAATAGAACGTTCCTTCTGTCCAAAACGGTACGCTATGACACAAGTTAAACACTATATCTGTGATGTAGCTTTCATCTTTCCAAAACGCATCGACAGGCTCTTCGTCCTTCATAAGTCTGTAGCCACGAAGCCTAGGACAATAGATGCCGTTCTTATCAGCTATCGCATCGAGCGCATCTATTTGAGAATATGCGTATAAGTCCATATTATTTATCTCCTTTCATAGCGTATCCGCACCATGGACAATACGGAGTTTCCATTTCTTCAGACAGGATATTATATCCGCAATTTGAGCACTCCTCTGTGTCTACAAGAGGGTTCTGCTTTATCCATCTTGCTGTTTTCTGCTTTAGCTCTACTGTCGGCGTATTTCTTATCGCTCGATCCACAGCGATCGTACATTCATGCCATCCTTCCCACAGCCTCTCTGCTTTATCTCCGTCCATCTGGATCGGATCTTTAAGCCTAAGCATCAGCTCATCTTCATCAATCAGCCTGCCCATTGTCATCTCCTTCACTTCTTTCCGGAGCATCTTTCGCCCATTCTGGACACGTATCAGACGCTTCAACTTTCAACCGAACATATCTGCCGTCACGCATCTTGAATCCGTACGCAAAAGCGTTATCTCCATCCGGAATTTGAAAATACATGTACTGTGTTACGGCATTGATTGCTTCGTTAGTTACATCTGATTTGTTTCGCCATTCATCTCCGCTCTGCTTCAGAGTCCCTGCATAAATACCGGCAATACCGCAGCCAACGTGATATTCAGCCATTGTCTTCTCCTTCCTGCACCATCCTTGCTCCGCAGTGCCAACAATAATCCGACTTTGTATAAGCCAAATGTCTATTCGAATTGCATCCCATCATAATTTTCGGAGCACACCAATTACACTCTGAGCAAAGAACATTCCCATACTTGTCAGCTATCCACTTCCCCGTCTTTCGCTCTTCGATGACAGGCGCATTTTTAATTATTTGTTTAATTTCGTAGTAAGTTTCTCTGCTATGCTCGTTTGCCTCGTAAAATCCTGCAATGTTGGCCTCGGTCACTTCGTTGAGTAATGCTTTTACATCTATCAACACCTGTTCAGCCATTATCTTCTCCTTTTTGCGTCACCGCAAAACCAGTCGCCATCAATCGAAGCGCACATGGTATGTATCTGTCTTCCGTCATCTATATCAAACCAGTGTACACAGTCCTTACAGCATATGATTTCTGATTCAACCGTAGGCGCAGCATCTATTCTCTCTTCAATCGAATCAATAAGGTGATAGCTGTCTGCGAAATAAACATTTATATCATCTTTTAGTGCGTCAGCATCTATCGTTCTCATTCGCACCCCATATAACGCATATCCGCACCGCAGCTCGGACAAAAATCAGTCATCAATCCGCTCTTTGGCTCATTCTTACACTCTGAACAATATGGGTAGTATCCGTCAGAGTTGATATACCATCTACCTGTCTTTCTTTCTGTAACTGTTGGTGCTTCTAAAATGTCACCAACATCTACGACCTGTACATATCCAGCTCTTGTATCTGCATCCCACGCTTTTTCAAGCAACGCATCAGCATCAATTATTCTCAATACACACGTTTTCCTTTCATTTTATTTCCGCAGTTAGGGCAATACGGAGACAGCGCTTTTACATTTGCATATTGCTCTTTGTACACCTTCTTATGGCAGATAGAACAGTACACGCCAGCATTCGAACAATCTTCGAAAACCTCCCAATGTCCGACCTCTGGGATCTCCGCGTCTATAATATCAATCGCAACTTTCAAACCCCATGCAACCATGTTTCCATTATTTCTAACTTCACTAGCATGGTGTTTACCGTTTTCGATAAGCTTATCTGCGTCCTCTTTGAGGCGTGCTTTTATTTTTTCAATGTCCACCATCGTCTTCATATTGGCTGTCGGAACACTTTCTAAGATACATGTAATGTCATCATTTAATACAAGTCCGTCTGGAGTATCCGTTGTGTGAAGATCAATAGCTTTTATAACAGCTTCATCAGTAACTAATCTGCTCATCGTATCATGCCTTTCTTACTCTTGTTCGCGGGCACTCTTAGTCCATTTATACCAACCATAGATGCAGTTAATAGTCCAGAAAATGAACATGACGACCATCATCCAATTTCCAATCATGAGGAACATAATTACCGACGCCACATCAATAATCAACCAGTGCAGCCATTGCTCTCTGTACCCTAATACCATCAAGATCTGTGCAATAAACGCAGGGATCGTGCTGATAGCATCAAGGAACGGAAGCGGATCGTTCGTATGATGTAACACGAGAGTTAATACCGTTACTCCTGCGGCTAATCCACCCATCGTGATAGCCCAGCCGAGTGTATTCAGCTTCTTGGCTTTGACTTCTGCGGATTTGTTCTCTTTCTTCACTCTGTAGATTTTGTACCATGCGTATATTCCGTACGTTTGCGTGATAAAGTAGAACAAATTCTCCCACGCCTCACCCCATAGGTGATTCGGGATTGCTACACCGAACGTGTATGTAAACATCTGGATGTACGCAAAGATATAAAAGCTGATTTTGCCCTGCGCACAGAATACTACGCTGATCACGCCAGCTATTGCGCATATAATCGAGATCAATCCGTCAGGTGTACCAGTCACATATCCGTAAATAATTGCGGCTACCTGAAGCAACAGTCCTAATCCTAAGAAACACCAGTCAAATGGTCTTCTTCCGTTAATAAATTCAGCCTTTAGCTTTTCTGTAAATGTCATCGATATATCCTTTCACGCTTAAATAGTTGTCGTAATATGTTCCATCAAGTATTTCATACTCATATCCGAAATAATCGTACAGTCGCATAAGTGTCTCGAAAAACTCGCATCTGATATCATAATCTCCGTCCGGCATGTATCTCTCTCCGTCATCAACTATCCCGTTATCATGAGGAGCAAGCAAAAAGATCTTGTCCCATTTGGTAGTCTTTCTATATTTTTCAGCCATCTCGAAAAGGAAATCATAATCTGAATCATTTATGGAAAAGTCTTCCCGTTGTGCGTAATAATATGCGTACATGAGTGTCACCATATTGTCAGTATCAGATATAAATATTCCAGGATTCTGCGGATTAGTGATTAGTTCTTCGTTATATTTATGCTGTTCATAAATGTTATATATGAAGTCTTTCACCGTAAATTCTGGATCAGTTTTCAGACTGCAATTATCTCTCCCTTTTTCATATGAATATGGCAGACCGTAATACTTTCCTATATCTTTAACTAACGTCGTCTTTCCTTCTGATGCTGTTCCGGCAATCAAAATATTGTGACTAAAATATGCTCTGAACGGAGTCGTGATAATGTCCCAGTATTTTAAAGGATTTTCTCTGCATTGCGTACCAGAAACAGGGTTATATGTTCTATCTCGAATCTCTACACGACATGAGAAGTCACAATATTTTTCTAAGCACTCCTTATAAAAAGGCTCTCCTACATAAAACGTAACTACATCGTCTTGCTTTATGTTTGTTTTTGTCTGCAATGCGTGTGTCCATACCTTCCAATTATCTGGACACATGGACTCGTCTAATCCAAGTTCTGTGTCGTTGATATAGGTCACTTTCACTAACTCGTCTTCGAGATAATTTTTCACGATTCTATACTTTTTCATTAGAGATAATCCTTCTGGCTGTCCTCTTGGATCGCCGTCATATCCGCATACGACCACATGCGTAAGATCGTTCTTCTTTTTTGACTCCATTATTAAATCAAGATGGCCTCTATGCAGTGGGCAATATCCGCCAAAACATATTCCAATATTCATAACTATTCTTTCCTCACTATTCCGATTAAACGACATCGATTAAGCACGACTTCATTACTTCGAGCGCCGCCTTGTGCTTTTCTGGCGTTGTTCCGGCGCAACAGTCCTTGATAACTCTGATAGTTGACTTTGGAAAAATACTTCTTGCAACCAACGCGTTACTTATGACACATATATCTGTACAAAGTCCGACGAAATCGAATTCTATCTCTTCATCCTTCGTACCGGTGTACTCAGTCTGGTCAAAGTAACTTAAAAGATCGATTCTTAAGAACAGTTCTGTAGCGGCAAATGACTCTTTCTCTATGACAAAAGAGCTAGATACGCATTTTGCTATAGAATTACATATTCTTTCTCCGTCTGTACCTTTCGCGCAGTGTATAGGTATATACCTACTTTCAACTAGCTTCTGATAAGCACTCTCAGTATGACTATCTTTTGTTGCCCAGATAAAGTCATATTCGTCTACATATCTATCTAAGTATTGGCATATGTTATTTACTGCTGCTACAGCCTCATCCGTACCTAATACTCCGTCTATAAAATCATTCTGTGCATCGACAATAATCAGATGCTTTTTCATATTACGTAACTCCTATTTAACCGACGCTCTTCTTCTTTTCTGATCTTATACAGTTCAATCTCCTGATTCGGGATGCATACATCGTATCCGCCACCAATTTTTGTCGGTTTAAAAAATCTTGTGAAATACTTGTACTTCTTTACAGGAATCATATCTAACCACTTGGGTCTGCTATTATCTTCGTCCATAGTCTTGCTCCTATTCTGGATCAATCACTTCTTCGAGTGGGCAAAAAGCACTTCTTCTGCTTGTAGTCGGCAACTCAACTGGTGGTGTACCATATGTCGCTACACATCTACTAAAATCCTCGTCGTATGAAAGCAATCCGTATACCCTAAACGGACATTCATGACACGACAACGGCATTTCCATATCACAAATAACTACGCTCATGTCTTCTCTCCGTATTCTGCCATCAATTCATCAAGCACACCGTCTATAATTGCGATACAATTTCTCACGCCCTGGTTATATGCTTTATACTCAGATAATTCCATTAATAGTAGTCGCTCCATACGGTTTTTGATCTCTATCAAGGTTCCCATGCCATATCTCCTGTGCGCTCAAAATCTCTACATTTTATCTTTGTCATGATTGGCTTACCACTTTTGTCGAACAACATCGTTTTAGGTCTTGCAACAACTCCCTCCATCTCGTAATCTCTAAGTCTAGATTTTGGATGCTCTCTTACATATTCGACAGCCTTCCGCAAGCTTCCCTGGCCAACAATCGGCACTACGTCGATATCAAACGTCTTCGCTATATCTTCTACATTCTCACGATCAAGCCAATAACCATTCACAACAACGTCAAACAGTATGAAATTCGTGTCTCCGTACAAATCTCCGTGTTTTTGGATCTTTCCACCGTATCCTTCGCCGTATAAAACTGTGATTTTATCACCAAAAATGCGCTCAAAAACCTCTTCTCGAGCCTCTCCGCCGAACATTTCGTCCAATTTTTGTTGTAAATCTTGCGGAATTTGTGTTTTTTCTGTGCGTCCCATGAAGCTCACTCGGTATCCATCCCATAAAATTCTTATATTGGTTCCGTCGACCTTCTCACTCCAAACCCATTCGGCGTTACAGAGATAATCAATCTCAGGAGTGGATGCTTCGCCCTCAATCAACTTGTTCTTATTCGGCCCGTCCGTATACCTCTTAAAGATATTCGGTATTTTTACATATTCGTTCATGTCATTACCCTCGTACCAATCAGTAATGCAATCATTAGCATTGCAAAAATTAATATGTATAGATCAATCTCGTCCTTGCCATTAGTAAACACACAAAGTTCAATCACCGTTATAATTGCCAGCCAGAACAATAAAGCCCAAAACATAACCACCATCCTTCCTTTTCACATTGATTAAGGCACGGGCGAGGATTTGAACCTCGCATGGAAAACCGCCCGTCCTTCATGGCTTAGTTGTTATGCACTTATTTGATGGCATAGTTCCTGGTTTCATGAAAGCATTTCCTTACGGCGTAAGCGTCTACCCATTTCGCCACCGCGCCATATTGCCATATAAATGTATTGATTGATTTTTCAAAAGCCTGCCTAAGCAGGCTATGATTCATATTATTGTAAGCTTCCAGTTCTCGTAGTCCTTCTTGTAGTCATTCACTCTCCGCAAGAATGTGTTCCTATCTTGAACTGTTATACTCGGGTCATCTTCTTTGTAGTTCAAGTGTCTGTCATGATATTCACCCTGTGCTTTTATCCTCAGAAACATGTTTGCAAGTCCTTCGAAGTTCTTATCTGTCAGATATCCGGCAATTTCAAGCTCTCTAAGTCTGTAAAACGCACCAGACAACCATACTCTGTAGTAACTCAGGTTCAGATCCGTCTTGCCTTCGGCTATTGCAGCCTTTATCTTTCTGGATATATTCGATCTAAATACTGAAAGGTCTGGATCGCTAGAACCTCTTACTCCTCTAAAAATGCAATCTCCTGGGACTCTATCTCTCGTTATCCATCCCTTGTTTATGTACTTAGAGTTGATGTATAAGAAGCTCTTAGCTTCTACGCACTGCCTTACTGTATTAATTCCTTCCTTATATAAAATGCCTTGCCAAGTCTTCGCCTTTATAATCATTCGATCAAAATCAATATCATTGCTTGTAAGATATATAACATCTTCTTCTCTACACCCACCATATGCCATCCAGAAGAAACATTTTATCGGATCAAATGTCGTTCCATCTTCTTCAATAAACACGTCATCGAGGAATTTCTTCAAATGTAACGGACTCTTCACCGTGCGAGTTCTCATTTGTTCTACAGCCGGACTCGTGACGTTCAATCCATCAAGACAAGTCCCGTCTACATTTTTTGAAGCACACCACTTAATATAAGAACGAATAGTTACAATGTCGTTCTCACTACTTCTTGCTCTTGTACCAGTAGTAGCGTTATTGAGTACAGCCTGTATCTTCTCTGCACTCATTGTACAAACATCTTTTCCTTCTTCCTTCTCTATCTTCTGGAAAAGATTGAATGTTTTTCTTCTTGCGGCTCGCGCAGCCTCAGTGTTAGTGGTTTCGACCAAAAAGCGTTCCTTTAATTCCGCGTTATACATTGTTTACCCTCCTAAGATTATATGTATAACGCTACACTAATGTAGCGTTTAAGTAGGAAGCTTTTTGCCAAACCATCAGCAAGGTTTCCTGATCGATATACGATATAGCCGACGTTGCAAGCAGATTAGCCACCGCTATCTTAGACATATATTCGTCTGGCATCTTCGTGAGATAATTTCCTATACGCTCTTTGGACATTCTTTCAGGATTTTCACATAATACCATGCTATCCTTTTTTAGTCCTGTGTCTTTTGATGATACAAAAACATGAGTAGGAAGATTTTTCTTTTTCACAGAAGATGTTAGTGGCAGAGCGATTATGTTAGGGCTATATTTATTGCCAACATTGTTCTGAAAAACCAGCCCAGGACGCCATCCACTCTGTTCGCTGCCATGCCCGTCGAATCGCATCAAATAGACCTCACCGATCCTGATACTTCTAGCCGCGCGAGTCATGAGAGCACCTCTTTTCTCTGCTATATGTATAATAACACGTCAGAGAACAGATGTCAATACACTTTTATGGCAAATTATTTCTTATCTACAATAAGATAAAACCTGTTTTCACCATTTTTAGTACTTTCGTCCCTGCATATTATCATAGCAGAATTTGTGATACCCCCCTCACCCTCTTCAAACTCGATTCTGATGACATTGGTGAAAGATATATACGTTTCCTTGTACTTTGACGTAAAATAAATTGTATCAGGACATGGAAAAGCGGCTACATTCGCAAACCTCATAGAAGCACTGCAATTTCCAACCCCAGTAAACTTCTCAACTTGATCGCAGAGATTGAAAATAAACTGATTGTATTTATTTTCCTTGCAAAACCTCTCGAACTCAAGAACTGTCAACTTTATCATGTCATACCTCCAATTGCATTTTGATTGGCGGTATGGTACACTAATCAAGAGCGAATTAGTGGGAAAATGGTTCGCTCTGGCTGTATATCAGCCGCCAATCTGTACCTTACGTCTGCCAAACCTTGGTACGGATTGTTACTTTTTGCCGGAGACCCTTGCGGGTCTCCTTTTAAAATGATAGCACATCAGCTTTTAAAAAGCAAACACGTGTTCGGGTCACTCAATAGCTTCTCTTAGCATACCGATCGCCTCATTTATCATAGACACCGCATCTTCAAGATAGTCAACGCACTCTTCCATCTTGGAATACCTGTCAGAACTCTCGAGATTTTCCGGCATATTTCCAAGAGCATCACTCTCTTCGTCATATACATCACTTACAATATCATAGGCGTTTTCTAATTCTGATATCGCAATGTTAAGGCGATTTCTTCTCTTGTTATTCATGATATCCACACTCCATCAAACCGCATTTCCATTCTGATCGCAGGTGGGTTTTCTTTTGATGCGGATATCGTTATATCATTTGCTCCACGCAAAAATGTGTACACTGGATCGTTTTCTTTAAACTCACACATGTCGAACTCGACACCTATGATAATTTCTTTTGTGTCTATATCAACGTCTACATCGATACCATATGAATTATCGCATCTGCCTGACAACAATTCATCTATCCCGTCACATATTCTATGGATATTATCCATACGTCCTGGAGAAAACCTCCATCCATCTTCGATTTCCTTTGTTGCCTGATTAATAACAATTTCTGCCACATCATAACATTTTATCAATCTTCCACCACCTTTCTCGAAGTCCCGTAGTATGTTACATTGAACGAGATATCACCATTTCTGACAGGAACTATCTCAGCCACATCTGCGTGCTTTAGTAACTCGCATAACACTGTCGGATTTTTGATGTGTATTTCCTTGCCAGACATTAGAATATCTGCACTTCCGATAAATGGTTCATCAACTCTTTCTTTGATGTCATCACAATCAATTATGCGTGAAAATACACTTAGAGCAGTTCTGACCTCATACATTCTGTCTTTATCCTGTATAAATGTTCCCACCATGTCTTTCCGAATGTCTTCTTTTAGGTCTTGCAAGACTTCTTCGAAATCACTGTCCATGTAGTCACCGTCCTTTCTTGTCCATATCATTCAGAATGAGATCTATAGCCCTATTTATTAAGGAATTAACACTCTCTCCGTTGGATGCTGCCACCTCTTTTAATACGTCTTTCTTTCCTTTGCTTGTCAGTACGAGAATCCGGTCGTATTTCGTTTCGTACGATTTATCGTTCCATTTTTTATTTGCCCTTTTCTTTGCTTCGCTCATAGACATAATGATCATCCCGCCTACATTCTTATTATTCTATAAAAAATATGTAGAAGCAACCTCTTGTGCAGTCTTTTTACAGAAAACCACTATATTCTTTTAGCCTAAATGCCGTTTCTGCAATCACTTTAGCCGCTTCTCCAACCTCTTCCTCTGTATTATACTTGGAAAATGATATTCTGATCGAGTCTCTGGCCTGGTCATCCGTCAAACCAATTGCCCTCAGTACTCTACTTGGCTCCTGTTCGTTACTTCTACATGCAGAACCAGCTGAAACGCACACATCCATTGCGCTAAGCATCAACAGCATAGTTTCCGCATCAATACCGTCGAATCTTACGTTCAAAACCTTGCCAAAATTGCTACTCGATTCGGCATTGTCGTGGATTATGTCTGACATACCGTATTTTCCCATGTGGTACTTCAGATCTTTCCACATTTTCTTCTTTAACACAGAAATCTCGGCACCAATTTGTGTCTCGATGCCTGTTATCACCTGACAAGCCTTGCCAAACCCGACAATTCCTGCCACATTCTCAGTTCCGCCACGAATCCCGTACTCATGATCCTTGCCACCGATCCTCCCCATCAGTTCTGGCCGGACATCATTTTTATCTCGTATATACAAAGCCCCTACGCCCTTCGGACCGTGTATTTTGTGAGAACTTATCGTTGCAAAGTCAAGACACAGCTCATTTACATCGATTTTTATGCACCCAGCTGCTTGTGTGCAGTCACTGTGAAACAAAATGTTCTTTTCCTTGCAAAATTCCCCGATTTTTTCGACCGGATTTACCGTTCCGATCTCATTATTGGCAAACATAACCGAAACCATCTCCGTCATATCGGTTACATTCTTTTCGAAGCTTTCCCAGATGATTTTGCCATTCTTGTCGACATCTATGTAGCCTGTAAGCGCGTTTAAACCTGCCATATTCATTATCGAGTCGTGTTCTATATTGGAAACGACGTTAAACGTATATGATGATAGCGCCATATTGTTAGATTCCGTACCGCCAGAAGTAAAAATTATCTGTTCTGGACTATCCGCTCTTAAAAATGTTGCCACACGCTCTCTTGCTAATGTAATTGCCTGCTTTGCGTCCTGTCCAAGCTTGTGTGGAGACCCAGGATTCCCATATCGCGTTGTTAGGTATGGCATCATTTCATCAAGAACTTCCGGCGCAATTTTGGTAGTCGACGCATTGTCAAGATATATCATTCACTCACCTTCTTCTGCCCATGCGATGACCGTATACTCTTTCGTTTGAGCATTTACAACCCATCCTTTTTCAGTGTACATACCATTTGTAAATACCTCACCGCAAATTCCATCGAAATCATTTGACCACAACTGAAGGAATACTTTCTTATCAAATTCTGGCGTTCCGTCCTCTACGTTAATCCAAAGCAATCGTTAAACCCCCATTCCATACAGCATGTCGATTTCCTCAGTTTTGTATTCTTCGTAATTCTGGACGATAAATTCCGTTATCATATCCGATGTATAACCCCACTCTCCATCATCCTCATACATACGATATACTTCAACGCCATCGACTACATTTGCATCAGTGATTGTCATAATTTCACCGGCGAAATCTACCATTTCTTCACGCACGAACCATGAATAATCGCCTCCGTAATGTAATTCTGGATCAATACGAACCCTGTCTCCTACTTTATACATAATTACACCTCGTATAACATATCTATGTCTTCTATTTCGTAATGTCCTTCTTTAGCTAATCCAATGAAACATTCTGTAGACCATACCCAATTACCATCATCCTCTTCTATATGATACCTCTCGTCTTTCGTTAATCGTATGATCTGACTGATCGTAACCTCTCGTCCGGCGTACTCTAACATTTGTGGAACTACGTAAAGCCCACCAATAGGAAGATATGAGTCACCAAGCAACTTATCGCTAACTATCACTCTATCCCCAACACCGTATGTATATTCCATGTTATTCACCCGTATAAAACACTAATTTCCTCGACATTATATTCACGCTCAATATCTTCAAACATATCTTCCCCCCAACTATATCTTTGTCCATCCTCTACTATCAGATAATATCGATTTGCCGTAATATCAAAAATAGTCACCTCTTGCCCCATAAGACTCGCAAGTGTTTTAAGCATTTTTACGTCTGATATCTTTTTCGCAGCGATTTCTGCCTGTCGTTCACCTATAACAACTTTATCTCCAACATTATATTTCATTGATAACTACCTACTTATCTCATTAGAGATGTCACCCATATAGCAACGAAATGTCCTCGGCCTCTATCTGATATTCCGGAACTTCTAATCTTTCTAACATCGTAGGATGCCAGAAAAATCTATATGGATCTTCGACTAACAATACACAATCGGAATCAGTTTCAAGAACCGTCATTACCTCACAAATAAATTTATTCATCCCAGTTACATAAAAATCAATATCCGGTCCGACCTCATTCAAATCTTGACGAACCATTACAATATCTCCTGGCTTAAAATCCATATTTATCACCCAAAAATTAAGTTAAAAGTATAGTGAAAAAGTTCCATCACATTCCATGCGAAAAGTAGCAGTAATGTATCGACCACTTTCTCCGAGAATTTCCTTGAAATTTTCATCTGTCATGTTACTTCTCTTGATTGCCTCGATCAGCCGCTCTTTTATTGATATTTCTAATTCCTCGCGTTCACATTTCTTCATGATTACCACATGCCTATTTCCCTGTATTATTTTTCTGGCCGGACGGAGCCTCTCACTCCTGCAGCACTCCTGCGTGGATGTCAGTATCTTTTTAACGTGGTACGATCCCACTTGTTCCACCGTACGGGAGCGGATTATTGTCTTCACCGTGTTTATCTTTCACCACCGACCATAAGACTAAAATGATTTAGATTCCGTGCGGGTACCCCCGAACAAGCGTGCCCGCAAACCCGCATAAATACTGGGTTTTTTGAAAAAAACCTTATAAGAAAAAAGAAAATTTGTACGACAAAACCAAGAATTAGAAAGGAGAAACTTGGTTGAAATCTAAATCATATTCATCTTCATATTCGCGAAACTGTTGTTTTACTCTTTCTTCCATTTTTATGTACTGAATCCTGCGATTTTCAGCGCACCATTCACATCCTCCGTGGTTCCTGCACGTTCTATCGAACGCTTTACTTCCGTGATATTCTTCTCTGTATTCTTTTCCGTGCTCAATTGCCTTGTCTAAACTCATTGCAAGCTCCTATGTGAATAACAGCTGTATGTCCTCTGTTTCGTATTCAATGTTCGACGAATGCCTAAAATCAAACATAAATATCGACCACGAAAAGCCTGTGTATTCGCCATCATCTGTTACTAAAAGATGTCGTGTGCTTTTAAGATCGTCATCTATACAAAATTCAATTCCGTACTCACAAATTGTATCAAGTACACATTTATCATACCCACCAATCCATTCTGTTATTGCGCCTTCTATCCCACTCACTATAAGTTCTTTTCCTTTATACTTTTCCATTTCCTGTATAAAGCCAAATGGTAATGACATAAGATAGTTAATATCGTCTCTAATTCTTACCCTATCGCCGATGCAAAAATCAGCTATTAATTTATCATCTATCGTGGCCATATTTTACACCGCCTCCAATTCAACAATCTTGCTGCTTAAAATCTCATCCTCTTCCGAACTGCCAAGATTCAAATTCCTGTATGCTTCTGCAATCTCATCTCTTGATATGCCGATATACGCTAAAGTTTGTTCCGGAGATGAGTGTCCGAAGATTTTCTGAAGTAACAACAGCTGTCTCTGATCATTTCCGCCACGAACCATTACCCAGTATGCGAATGTTTTCCTGAGTGTGTGTGTAGACATATGTATATTCAGATCGCATTCTCTGGCGATCCTCTTCAGAATTCTGTCGATCGTGCTTCTGTTTAGTGGATTTCCTTTTTCAAGCCCGTTAGTTGACTCGCTCATGAACATGTAATCGCTCAGACTAATTCCGGGCGTATTTTCCAGATATAATGTAACCGCCTCAATAACCGCTCTGTTAACCGTTATGTATCTGTTCTTTTTACGTTTTCTCGTGTTCCTTGTCTTGATTTCAAAAACCGGAAAGCTATCCTTGAACGTTAGGTTGTCGTTAATCAGATTGGAAAACCTTAAAAGCCTAAGATCACTGACTCGCAATCCGAAGTTAATTCCTACGATAAACAGCATGTTATCCCTGTACTGTTTCTTGGAAATCAAATGATTGGAGATTTTTCGAATATCATCCATGCTCTTGATCGCTTCGGCTGCGTGTTCCGGAGCGATTTCACAATGCGTCTCTTCTTTTGCCGGAGCAATCAGGCTCGCATCGAGGCGAACAACGTTTTCCCGAAGGCTTTTTACGTCGATAAAATCGTTCTTTTGTGTTCGAAATTCCACGATCATATTCAAAATCTCCTTTCATTTTAATATTTTTTTCACTATATTATATTTAATTAGTATACTTTAATGTCTAAATTTATTGTGTACGTAAGAGTCTACCTATTCCGCTATCGTATCTGTATCAATATCGTCTCTCTCTAGGAGGATACGTATCTCTTATCGTACCTGTATATCTATCAAAAACCTGTTCGAAAATGTAATATCTATCATCTTCATCGTAAACATTATTTTCTGTAAGATATCTATATCTGTCATCAAAGCTACGAACAATCAGCTTTGTATCAACACCATGCTTTTTGAGTTGCTCAACAACCCAGAGCATCATCTGTCCTCTTGCAATGCCGCCTTCTTCACCATAAACACCCTTATTTAATTTGATATGATCTGCACAAATCCCTAATGGTGATGTGTCAAATGTGCCAAGACATCCATTTCCTGCTCGATATATCATTCTACAAGAGTCCATTAGATTGATTTTATCAAACCACGGCTCGTCTTTTGCGAACCCATATGCCTGAGCCTCTACAGCAGCATATTGTCTTTTGCTATACCAATCATTTATCTTTTTTTCAACTTCCTCATTAAATACAAGTTTTTCAAACTCATACCTGTTCCTTTTACTTCTTTCGTAATTAGCCTTGAAACCAGCACTCTGCCCGGAATCAATAAGATATCTAACCAGATAATAACCGCCACCAAAAATTACAAATAAAATCGATAATGCAAAACCCATAACATCTCTCCTTTCTATATGTTAACAATACTTACGACATTCCCCTAATGTCAATATTGGAGGAGGGGATTTGCACCCCTCACGCAGGGATTTCTGTTTTTGTAGTCACTCCAGGCTCTATTTCCTGCGCCTACCTGTACTGCTGCGTCTACTATTCCGCCACTCCTCATTGCGATGATCTCTGCGTCCAAAGATCAGTACCTTATCTCCGCCGAGCCATTCAGTACTTTTTATCGCAAATTCCGCACGTCTGCGGAGTTGCCAGTGCAGGAATCGAACCTACATCAACGTTGTTCTACCTTTAAACTAACTGGCAACTAATATGTAGCAATCCACCTACACCTAATTGCTACAGTAGGTGCAAGTCAAATTCTATGACTCTCCCCTACGGATCCTTTCTGCCAGTGCAGGACTCGAACCTGCGACAACCGCCCCCTTATGGCAGCGCCTCTAACCAACTGGGCTAACTGGCTAACGTATGTATGCGTCCATTCATACGTTCTGGGTTTCCAACAGTGTACGATGCATCATTATGTTTCCGCCCATACAGCCCTTCCGGGATTCGAACCCGGGAATCAGTGAGTCAAAGTCACTTGTGTTACCGCTTCACCAAAGGGCATTGTCGGCAGTCCATCAAAAGATCGTCAACAAAAATTCTTCTCTTTTCTAGAGATTCCTCAGTTCCTTTCGGTCACTGCTTCACTTTCCACCAACTGTGAACTGATGGCCGCCTCGCTACAGTTCATTTCCAACGGATACAAATTGATTTAGATAGAAACAAATGGTTTAAAATTACATTTTTGTTACGTATAACAGTTGCAGTATCCGTTTAGAGACACGGTTACTTTCCGCGAATGTTCTTCAGAACCCGGTATTCCTTGAACTTCTCTGAGCAACACTACACATCCAACTTACTATTCTGTGAAATTTATTTTGCGCATACACATGGGGTTGTTTAATCTGGACACCCATCTCCCAGACGGCTGATATGTATAGTATTCCCAGCGAGTATAATTCCTCCCAATCGGTAGGCTTTCACTCGCCGTGTCTCTAAATCGGAACGGCAGGACTCGAACCTGCACGGCCTGCGGTATGGGCGAACCATTGCCGCTGGAAGGCTACCATTACATCACATTCCGTTAGTGTGCCGACGGATCACCTTTGAATTAAGCTCGACACACTGTTGCGATTCATAGGTTGCTATCACAACAAAACCCGCTCATCAATTTCCCAGTTTACTTGTTACAATTGGTCGATTGGTCACAAATCCACTGTTTCTGTTTGACAGATAATGAGCATCGCTGTGGAGGGAGTCGAACCACTCAGGTCTGGACAAATGTATTAGGGGAGTACACTTGCATACTAATAAGGGGTTTTGATTTGAACTTTAGAAAGGAGAAATATTCACAAATCCCAGACCGTCCAATTCACAGCGTTATTAGCAATCGGCAGAACCATATAAGGTAAAAGCACGTTCACTTATTGGCTACTTTCAGCTTTCACTACGCTCTAATCACTACATTGATATCCAATTGATTATCTTCTAACGATTGCCAGGCAAGGAAAAAACAGACGAAAACCTTCCCTTAGTATTACACGATGCATCCCTTTCGCATCGTGGACACTGCTTTTATTTGCAATCGTTGGGGGTATCGTAGCTTTAAATTGTAGTGTCAGCTGATACTCCAAACTTTCAGCCGCCGATTATTCAAAATTCCTCGACCTCTTCCCACGGAAGACAATACTTTCAATTCCTCTTGGATATTTAAAAGCTGTCCTAAGACAGATAGTTAAAATCACTATTTGAAAATCACTCTTAAATGTGATCTCTGTGATAACACCACCATATGATGTTCAGAACTTTTCTGATACGGTTTACGGTTGTCGAATCGAATCGCGGCTGGCGCATAACAAAGAGCGAATTGCGAAGTGCGCAGTGAGCATGATTGCCTTGCGAAGTGCTTGAGGCTCACCAATTCTTGTTATGTATTCGCCTAAAATTTTCGCGAACTCTTCGAAATATTTAAACTGGACTCAATCCAGATTATTATTTCATGAAACGCTGTTCGTACTGTATTTCCGTAGAAATTCCTGTACTACTAAGCCGTAAACATACCTAGATTCCTTTACTAATATTGTCCCCCGAAGGAAGAAGCCGAGGCTTCAACCGTTACTCGAAAACCTCGATGATCTCATCGAATGTTTCATTTACATCCCACGGCGCATCATAATCAACCGTCGTGTTAATCATTACTGAATCGATTTCAGAAGAAACTTCATCAGCCTTTGCAATTACCTTACGCATAATTCTCTTAGCTTCGTCACGATCGTATCTATCCGTAAGGACTACGTCGATGTCGTAATAGTACTGCGTCTGATTCCCTTCCGCGTTGAACTTAAACGATGAACCTCTACGCACAGACTTGTTCGGTTTCCTGCCGAGCATAACCTTGATCGTTTTGTTCAAATTCTGACGGAATTTATTTGTTGCAACTGCAGATTCCACATCAAACGGAGTAGTCTGCTTCGCTTTCCCGATTGCTGTTGTGAGTTTCTCTTTTTCCTCGATTAGCTTCAGCATGAAGCGAATGACCTTGTCGTTTTCCGGAAATTCCGGAACCTCAACAACTTCTTCCTTATCCTCCACATCAGGATTTGCTGCATTCATATGATGGATGAGCTTTTCCTGAACGCAATGTGTATAGTCTACAAGACTCATCATTGCCGAGTCTTCAAGAGCGTCGAGAAAATTCTGATACCTGAATGATTCTTTAAGATTCATACCGAACCCTCCTTATGCCATGTAAATGTATTGTTCCTGTAATGATAATACCACACCGTATGTTCTTTGTCAACACACTTCTATGGCATTTTTAAATTCCTTTGCGGTTAAAATTGCCGGAGCAAACAGCATATCTTCTGCTTCCTTTCTAGCCTTTACAGCATCATCGAAAATCTTGTAACTTCCGAGATTGATATACTGTCCTCTAAAACCGATGCCGGATATCCATCTCTTTGCTTTCTTATTCCATGAGACACCTACATAACCGCTTGAATTTTTCTTGCTTTTCCTCGGCTCTTTACTGATCTTATACATCTTCTTGTACAGCTTATTGATATCGAGGACTCGTTCGTCGTTTTCGAACGACTTTGCAATCATATTCCTACCCTTAGTGTCATCCTGTAAAACCGGAGCTATGTATTCTGCAATAGTATGCTGCTCGTACTTCAGTTCCTGCGGTTTATTACGCCTTCTAGAACGACATCCTTTCGATCCACATGACTTGGTTTTACCAGACATCAAATCAGCTTTCCGTATTTCCTTTACAGCCCCGCAATCGCATTTACAAACAACCTTTTCTTTGTTATTTTCACTTCTACCGAGGACTGTAAGTTTTCCAAATTTCTGTCCTGTGATATCTCTGTAAACCCCTTTACACATATATACTCCTTTCGTGTACTTTAATTTTCCCCATATAGAATTCCGTTACTTCTTTTCCTTTCTTGTTTTCCTGAGTCTCTCGTTCTTCTCGGCCTCATCAGCATTGAGTCTGTTCTGAAGTTTCTGCATCACGCTCTTAAATTTTGCATATTCAGTTTGTCTGCCAGGATGTTTACTGCTCATTTTCCAACCCCCTTTCGGTTTAGATTTAGCACAATCCGAGTGTTTCTTTGCTTGTACTAGCGAAAGAAATACTTGCAATTTAGAATAATCTAAAATTGAGATTTATGAGGTATACAGCGAAACGGATCCTCGATCGGTGAAGCTGTATAGATCATAAATTGAAATTTTAAATTATTACGTTGTGAGACATTGTATTACCCCAGCGATCCGCGTAGGGCAGTCAATATGTATTAAGTACTTGACTAATTTTCATTGTGCTTTTGGATTGCTGTAATCCAGTTTACATCTAACAGATCATGATCAGCTATCGTTACTAGCTCAGTCAAATAAGTTAGTTTAATTGGTGCAACAAACTAACTTTTACTTGACACTTCGGAACTGTTTAGTGTAGTACGTGCTGTGGATGACCAAGTAAATAAGTGGGACATCTGGTTGAATTCAGGTTTGCCCGGTTCTCTTGCGTGCATTCCCTGCTTGTCCAAGCAGGGGTCGGGACCGGCTCCGCTGCAGGTGTCCGTTCCTCTTCTTGATCAAAGCGTTACTCCAGCGATCCGCGTAGAGTTCCCTATATAATAGGAAGATTTTCGATTACAGCTATTCTTTCGGCAGTGGTTTCTGTTTCGGACAGAATTCCCACACACCTATATGTTTATATCCTTCTTCACCATCGTTGCAAAGGCGGAAATTCCCGCGCTTTACAGCCGATTGGCAATCGTAACACGGAGGTTCATTTGGTCTTGTGTTGACGCTTCTTCTTCGTCCCATTTAATCTCCTTTCAGATCCTTCTTAATTTCCCTCTCTATATCCACACCGAGTTTCTTGGAGAGATGTTTAATCGTATTAATGGCGTCCTCTTTTTCCACCATTTTATAGTAGTTGATGCTACCGTCCATGACCTGAACATCTGTAAGACTCCATTTGATACCACCTTTTTTGTCTTTGGCATAAGAAGAAACCATCGCAAGCAGATTCTTTTTCTTCTTGTATCCAATTGTTATTTTGTTTTCGTTGTTGACGCAAACCCCTAGTGCGTAGTTGTGTCCGGCACGAGAACCGAATCTTGTCTTCTTCTCATTCAGGGCAAACGGAGCATGAAAACTATCAAGCACACTGTTGATGTAGCTTTCCACCTTCTTGTGATTGAAGATGTAATCGCTCGAAACGATGATGTCATCTGCGTATCTTGTGTATATGCATTTGTTTTCCCTGTCCTCACCGTCTCTGTTTTTCCAACGGAAATTCCGCAGACCATTTGCCATTACATAATCTATCGGGATCATAATAATGTTGGTAATCAACGGAGAAATCGGTGTTCCCTGCGGAAGAACTCCATCCAAAAACGCAAGCTCAAGAGCTGTATCTAGTGCCTCTCTTCCTCGTTCAGACTTCATAATTTCCGAGAACGGATAGATCATAGAGAACATACTCATCGTATATTCCTTCGTGATCGATCCGAAGAAATTACTGAAATCGAACTTTGCAAACCATCTGCTATTGTTCTGCTGATGTTTTCTCATACAGTCTACAGTGCATCTATCTTCGATGTATGCAAAAGCAGATGTATGATACAAAGCCAGCGTTCTGTGATTCTTTCCGAGAATCTGTCGTACTCCCGAACACTCCGTATCAAAAATCCCTTTCAGATTCCTGAGCGCATTCATCAAAGGAGCTTCCGGTGCGTCAATCTTTCGAAGACCGCCGCTCTTCTTTGGAATATAGAACTCGTAATATAGAGAATGTCTGTCGACTTCCCGCAAGGATTTTGTGCTTTCGTTATAAGCCTCAAGCATTTCGATAAGTCTTGGAATATTTACAAGCCGTTTGTATTTCCAGTCGTTTTTGATTTTGTATGTTCTCGTTGCTGTCCTGTCATTAGTCACAAACTTCTGTTCAATTTTGTCATCACCGAACAGGAACTCATCGAGTGAAATCTGATGAAATTCCGGCGGGCATTTGAAAACAATGTACGTCATCTCTATTCTCCTTTGATAACCAAACCAATTGTGTGTTCGGATCCTAACTTGCAGCCGATTCCAGGTGAAGGCGAATTTTAAGTGAGAAAGATCAGTCTTCGTGAGTTTCTTTGAAGCTCGGGAAGTGGCGATAAATATACATTTCCGGCTCCACCGGGAGAAGTTAGGTTGTTGATGATCAATCGAGGCGGAAACCATCTCGTTCTCCGGATCGTGCCTCCTCCAGCTGCAGGCCTCCTCTTCTTGATCAAAGCGTTACTCCAGCGATCCGCGTAGAGTCTGTAACATAGTTACAAGATTTTCGTGTGGTTATCTAGGGTTCTGGATTAGCCGAAGCAATCCAGAATCCCTGTAAATCCATCAATCTGGACGAACTTCCAAAGTCCTTCGCCCTTCATGAACTTAATATAGTTATTCACGCCCAGCGCAGAAATCAACCGCACTGTAGTTGCAACTCCAAGTGTAATTCCGCAAGCGGAAACAGGAGTTTCCTCGGCAGCTTCTTCATGTGTGAAGTCCATCGTGCTCCACAGCCGTTCTTTCTGGCTGTAATCTGACCAATCGGCCGCATAATGCTGAGCGCCAGTCAGTTCAGTTCTGAAGTCAAATACTGCTTTCACATATGGATTATCCATGTGCTGCTTTACGATTTTCTTTCTGATTTCAATGCTGTCAACAGCAAGCATGATAATTCCCGAGAGCATTTTCCCCTGCCAACCCTTCGGCTCGAGCTTAATACACTCTTTAACTTCCGGATTAATGTCGAACAGAATGTCGAGCAGAGCTTCGACTTTCGGTTTCCCGACATGTTTCTCTGTAAACATCTGGTTAGCAATGTTGTGCGGTTCAACATCGTCGAAATCCCATAACGTCAGGTTTTTCACGCCGCATCTCACAAGATTCTCTGCCACTGTCGATCCTACAGAGCCACATCCGATGATGTGAATTCTTGTGTCATCTTTGTCAGGATTGAAAAATTCATACGACTTACTCAGATTCATGCTGCTCTCCTTTCTGATTAAAACAACATTGATATGTCTTCCTGCGGAATGAAAATCGATTCCTCTTTTGGCTTTTCACTGACGACTCCCCATCTTACCTGAGTGTGACCGTACTGGTACTGCAGCTCATGTACTATTTCCTCCCTGTCGGGTTCAATCTCTTCGTTATTCTCGTCGTCATCAAAAATTCCTCTATCACAAGCCCAGTCATAGGCTTCTACCTTCATTTCTTCGAATTCTCGTCCTCTCTGATATACACCGTATGGAGTTCCTTCTGTGCTAAACCAGCTGTAATCATCGATCATATCTCGAATATCATTAAGCTGGCACCGAACAGTTTCCCAGTCATAATTGCTTGCCAAATCATCCAGATAGTATTCGGCAATCCAATCATTAAATGAGTCATACGACTGTATGTATCTATCATCGAAAATCTCATACATGTCGTTGTCGGCACAAAAATCATAAAGCTCATCGAGATTCGAAATATCATCCATAAATTCTTCTCTTGTCATAAGGCGCCCCTTTCCTCACTTCCAACGGTTGTAATAGTAATCATCGTCGTCCCATCTGTCCGCCCAATTGTCGTAGTAAGTTTTCTTCTTTTTCCCTTTCTTCAAATTGTCTTCTGACGGTGCTGCAGACACTGGCACCTGAGCAGGTTTCTGTGTTTGCGTTGTCGGCGTCTGAGTTGCCGGTGTACTTGGTTTGTTATATGTCGGCTGTGTGTAGTTGTATGTCTTTACCTGCACCATTTCCTTCGCAGCATCAATGAATTCCCCAAAACCAAGCCCTTCATCAACGACCTCGATATCTACATCGGCTGTTTCGAAATATATGTTTTCCAGCATGTCATATATCTTAACCATTTTTTCGCCTCTCTTGTTGAGAATCAGGAAGATATAAAACATCGTGTCATCGAGCTGCGATAACCAGCCCTCATACAACGTCGTATCCACACTTGACGGTGTTACCGACATATTCACATGTGAATGACCCTGCATCCGTATGTTATTGAAAACATCGTCTGGATGTTGATACAACCATTCGTTGTATCTCTGCTGATCCGTATTTACAGTTGATCCTGTAACTTCCTGTGGATACACAATGATGTCATCAACGACATATTCAAATTTGTTTTCCCCACGCTTTGCAATTCCGTGCCAAGCCACTTCCTTATCGAACTCGTTGACCAACATACACTGTTTGAGCCAAGCTATTTCCGTGAAGATAACCTTCGCTTTCTGCTCAATCTTTCCGAAGTCTTTACTGAATGTAAATTTTCCGTCTGAGAGTTTCAGTTTGCGAAGAGCTTCCGCAAACTCCTGAGCGAGTGTCTGAATCCTCTGCTCATCCATCTTAATTATCTTCGCCATCTGCTACCTCACTTTCCTGACCGGATTCATCCTGTTTCCTCATGTACTCAATCGCTTCTTCCGGAGTTGCTACCTCTCCGTTTGGCAATTCGATGCATCTCATGTTTACTTCTGGATAATCAGAAATTCCGTACCATCTCTGGAAGAATTCCTTCATAACAGCTCCGTCACCGAAGTTCAAAGACCTGCAGGACGCTACGCACTGCTCGATTGCTCCGATATAATCGCAGTTCTGAAGGAACTTGTTTATAGAACCCTCATAGCTGCCAAGACAACTGTATCTGTCGATGTGCGGATTCGGTGTGCAATCATTGAATTCAAATCCGTATGTCGGATGGCTTACTGCTCTGACATACATTCCAGCAAGATTGAAATCATATGTCGCACAGATTCTGATTTTGAAGTTGTTCTCGACGAAAATTTCCTCGAGCAATCGCTTCAGCTCATCGTGTGTATACGGTACACAAACCTCTCTTCCTGGGTTGTAAGCATACGACCGATCGTTATCAATCATTTTCCTTGCCATATCTTCGTCCCAGAACATGAGATAATCTTTTACGTCAAACATGAACTGACCAACACCGGCGCTTCTCAGAAACAGACGATTATTACTGAGGAAATACCTCATAATTTCTGATTCTCTTCCATCTTCCTCGTCGGATCTTATCTTATATTCCAGACCCATCATTCTGATGTTCGCGTCTTTGAGCCTCTTCATCAGGTTAGAAATTTCAGCGGAATATTCCCGAATATTTCTTTCCCAGTCTTCGATGTTGACCTGTATTCTTGCTAATTCATTCTTCTCAATCTGAGTTTCCAGACCGATCAGCGCCTTCCTCGTATATCTTTCTCTGAAGTCATAGTTCTTAACCATTTCAGCAAGGCATTCATTGTACTGATCCGGCGTATTCAACCTGAGAGACTCGATTAATTTCCGTTCTTCCTGCGTAATCCCTTCTTCTTTGTTGAAGAACCACGGAAGATAAATCAGGATTCCGCACTGAAGATAATGGAAAAGACGCATGTTTAATCTGTCTGTATACAGATATGTCTGTCTGTGTTCCTCGTCTACAAAGCAAACGCACTTGAATGTCTTCGCGTAAAACTGACTGACCTTTTCAATCTGTTTTACATTCCTGAATTCCTTGATATGCTCTGTGATGTAATCGATGATGTACGAATTGTTTTCCGTATCTCTCGTTAACTCAACAATTGAAAGTGTGTTGGGGCTAAGCGACGGAAGCATTGCGTTCATTGCTGTATCAATTGCAGCATCCTCTATCGATGATTTAGCCCAGTGATCTTGATTAATCGTGATTTGAAGAATATCTCCATCAGACATTCTCGGAAGGAGCAATGCCCTTGCCGTTGCGAGAAACGATTTGTCTCGCAGATATTCCCCGCCGTAGATGTTATCGCAAACCGTTTCTGCGATTTCATCAGTGAACGGTGTACTTCGTATAACCTCAGTAAACATTCCCTTCTCCTTTCGTGCTTGTTATAAGGATTGCGAGTGGCCGGAGTCGAACCGGCCTATTTAGATTTCATACAGCTATTAAGCCCTGTGGGTAGAAAGAAGACATTTGACAGAGGAGAATGCTGTTTCATAAAACCTATATCCTACATACTCGCATGTTCCCGAGTTTAAAAACCCGGGTGTGATGGCGAGGCATTTCTGCCCCGCCATATTAATATGATGCTTTCTATTCAAGCCGCATTGTCCGCTTTCTGGACCGAAATAACATAACAAGATTCTGTAATCCCAAAAGCCGCGAACGTCTTATCGAGATCACCCGGCTGAAGCGGAGCGCCATCCAAAGTTGTCATTCCTCTGGCATAATCAATACCAGCATCAGTAAGAACCTGGCGTACTGTAGCCTCAGAATCAACAGCAACCGTCTGACGTTTCATGTTATTTCCAACTGTCACATTAATCATATTATTTTCTCCTTTTACTCATTCATGACTCAGTATGTACTTGAAAATCTCGTGGCGGCTTTTACACCGCCACAACCCGACGAGTTACTCTCAGCCAGCGACTTCGATATTCTCGAGAATCGCAGCCTTCTCGGCAGCAATCTCATCGACGACTGCCGCAAGAGATTCCTCAAGCTTATTCAGCTTCAGGATCGGACGACCGATTGCATCGGCGACCTCTTCCTTGTCAGCCTTCGTGATCATCAGCGTGATCTGTGCGTATCCTTCCTCATTTGCATGAGAGAATTCAGCACCAACATTGTTGATGCAATTTCCCGCACCTGTCACACCAATGCTGAACACCGGAATCCTTTCGTTGCCCTCCCCTTCATACAAGGAAAGAGCCTCCGGACGGTACTTCTTGATGAGCTTAATGTCATCAAGCTTTACAGCCGACGTAATCACACATGCCTGCCCTACGATTGTTACTTTTGCCATTCCTTTGGCCTCCTTTGATAATAGTGTTGTAAATTGTTGCCATGTAACTGTATTGACAATCGATCATTTATAGATCGGATTATCCGGATCATCGAAGATCATGTCTTCGTATGGAAATTCCGTGAAGAATTCCGTGCCATCTTGCCTCTCGAGATACATCGGCCGATACACATCTTTCTTATATTTCCTCGCGATATATTCACAAAAGTGATCTTTTATTTCCTCAAATTCGTTCGGAGTGAACAATTTATGAAGAAATCCGTCGCATATCGTCTCGAGAAACAATTCAACAGCCTCATCAATCTGGCTTTCCTGACACGATATAGCGTCCTTGTTTATCATCGTGTCATAATCATCTTCCACTGGTGCATCTTCGACCTCATCATCCTCTAAAAGCATCTTTTTGAGTGTATGCTCAATGTCGTCGAGATATTTGTCGTACAGTTCGGTTACGATTTCCTCACACTCAACTTCCGCCTGTTCCTCAAACGAAACATAATCAGTATGTATTACCGTATCGTCGAGATATACAGTGAACAACGGCATTTCTAACTGCATTCCCATGCAGATTTCAATTCCGTATTCTTCCTTGTTTTCCGCTATGATATGTTCCTCGTTAATCAGCTCTTTTTTATGTTCGAGGAAATATTCCCAGCAGTCACAAGGATCTACTATGATATTTTTCATCCGCGTTCCTGTCCTTTCTCTTCGTTCCGTACGAAGTTGCTAACCCAAGAGTTGCGTACTTTGACGGTGAAAACCACCGTGCTTTCATATCACTAAACTGTGTAAACCGTTTGATGTTTGTCAGTTTTTCATTCAATTCCTGATCAAATACCTTCGCAACCGTCATAACCTCACCTCAGATGCCATGTAAATGTATTGCTTGTATCTAAAATAACACGGCGTTCCCGCCGTGTCAATACTTTTTTATGGCATTTTTGAAAATTTCTACGGATACAATAGCAAATTCAAATACCCTTCCTGAGAATTCATTTCAAGCGCGACTTCCTCACACATATCAACAAGTTCGATCAGATCCAATTTATTCTTATCTGTAAAAACAAGCGGCCTCGTTAAATCCTCTGGAACCTGAATGTTAATACTTCCGTCGCTTATATCGTCCGGTTCTATAATTTCGGTCTGACATCCATTTGAATTAGCAAAACGTAAAGCCTTCGATTTAATTTCCGGCCAAGCCCTGAGCTTATCAACGCTCCTAACCTTCCGCTTAAACCTGTCGCTGACATTTTCTGTCCACTCGCCTATCTTTTCCAGAACCTCGTCTCCGTCATGCAAATCGACGCCGTTGAAAAATTCCATAAATTCCTCAGATGGATTCATATTCTTTAACAGTTCGTCGATTTCCTCTTTTGTCATTTCCTTCTCAAGAGGACTGTAATACATTGCTACCTGACCGTTTTCACCAGATATAAAACCGAATCTGATTGAATTTCCTTTCTTTATTCTTATGGAAAATTTTTCACTTGACTCAAGAAGACCAGAAAACACGCTCTTGTGTTCCCCGTCCATCGACTGAGTGATCCAGTCTTGGTCCGAATATATTACTGATATATTTCCGTCGCTTAAAACGATATTTCCTTTGGAAAATGTATTTCGAATTTCATCAATTCCTGTCATTCATAGCTACCGCCTGTCATTTATTTCCCTGATTATACCAGATTTTCTTCTTATTTTATAGTTGCGTTTACTGCAAACTTAATTCCCTTCAAGATCCATGCTGGACCGTAGAAGATGTTTGCGCAAATTTTCCCGACCATACACTGCCCGTGAATAAAATGCCTGTGCATTTCCTGAGCACTCATCATTCTCGATGTTGCTGCATTTACAAATATGTATACTATCACCGCAACAACAACGAGTGTTTTAATTACCATCTCCCCTCACCCCTTACCTGAAAATCGGATAAGAAACCAGTGTGCATTTCTTACTCCGACGAACTTTCTCAACAAATTTCCTCGCCAGATACGGCGATTCAAAACTCTTTACTAATTTCCTGCCGGAGTCTCTCGCAATGAAAACTACATCAAAACACCCCAAGGCTCCTGCGTCCTCAAAATACTTCGTGTCTCGTTCCATCTCGATTACCCCTCGTCTTCGTACAATGTAACAGCAACAACATCAGTTACATCGTCATCGACTAAGCATCGACATAAGGCAAACTTCTTTACGTATTCCTGAATTACCGGATCCTTCGGAGAACCTTTCAGAACTCCGTTGATTACAATCTTTTTTCCACTTCCCATAGCCAACGCATGAGCTGCACTTAAGAACATTTTCCCCACTCCTTTCACAATTCACTTAAAACTTCCGCAGCTGCTTGCGCTTCATCGTCGTCCATCAAACAAGAGAAATGGACAAGATTATACGCACCGCAAGACTCGTACACAATGTTTTCCTTCACCAGAAATTCCCGGAATACTTTTTCTTCAGTTCCTCTGTTCAGTTCGACGCTTCGCCAAATCTTGCCCATATCTCTCTCCTTTCGTTTTAATTTTCCGAGGCCGTTCCCGAGTTGGGTCTCGTTCGGGTGCGAGATGTATGTATAACGGCCTCAATATTCATTACTTCGCTTTCCGTGCCCGTGTTGTCTTTGCTTTTCCGGCAGCTTTCGTTGCTTTCGGAGCCGCCTTCTTCGTGGCAGCTGCCTTAGCCGGAGCAGCTTTCTTTGCAGCCGGAGCTTTCTTCTTTGCCTGCCGTTCCTTATATGCCGCCGTCTTAGCTGCATACTTCTCAGCTGCTGTTGTCGTTCCCTCGGCTGTGTTGTCATCGACAACATTGATTGTGAGTTCGATTAGTTTTCCCTCGACCCAGTCTGCTGTCTTGAGTGCTTCCTTCTGGAAGTACACATTCCCGATCACCGGATTGGTCATGTTACCCTCGAGGATCTCCGTGAACATGATCGTGTTCTTTGTTTCCCGCTCAGCTTTGAATTTGATTTTGCACATAATGTTTCTCCTTTCGTTTTAAAAACCCTTTGTTATCGTTCTTCGCAGTTTGCGAATATTAAAAGAGCGGCTGGAATAGCCGCCCAAGTTACCAACTGTAAACCCAACTGAATGATACTCCCCATGTGATTTTCCCCTCACGCAAAATCCCAGACTGTATTTTCCCAGATTTCCTCTTTCAGAATTCCTTCAAGCACATCATCGATATACTCTTCTTCGTCGGCGTTTTTCGGCACGCCGATTATCACTGTAATCCCAGGGAAAAATCCCTCTGCCTCAACTGTTATTCTAACTTCATTCATCTTCATGATCCTCATAACAGACGTAGTCATCTTCTTCGTTCCAGAAAAACCCGAAGTCATCACACTCATTAAGTGGGTCAGATTCCGGCCACATCTTACACGTTCCGTGTTTCCCGTAATACGGACAATCCCATCCGTTTACAGGACAGTGTACATGTCCTCTTGATTTCCCAGCCATCGCAAAACCTCCGTTTTATTTTCCAAAGTTATAAAACCCTTCTGTAGGATCGACGATTCCCTTATCCATCAATGCTGTGCATGCTTCGTCAAATGGACAATCACTGCATTTTCCCCACTCACTGTTCTCAGAACATGCCTTTTTCATCATGTCAATTCCTATCTCCATTTTTTCAAGCCATGTTGGTTTTTCAGATTCACGTTCCCCGATAATTACCATTTCACTGTCAGTGCAGTTATCTGGCGGATTAAGAATCCCGAACATTATCATTGAATACAATTTGTCTTTTGCATCTTCCTGATTTTCAGCATCGACTTCGTATTCCTTGCTGTATGTTTCGCTGTATTCGATCGTGTACCTTGTCATCTAATTCCCTCACTTTCTGGAAAAGGGAGGGCAGGGACCGGCCGTCATGCAGCTCTCAAAATCCCTGCCCATTTGAAAGGGTATATGGAAAAACGCCTGTAGACGTCAGTCCTCTAACAATTCCTTGACCGCCCTGAAAATTTCAGGCAGAACAACTTTATTAATTCTGTCATATTCCTGCTGATTTTTTATTGTTTCCTTGCACGGATTTTCTGTATAATGCGCTCCACCTCTATTCAGAAAGTCAGAATATTCCCGTGCCACATAATAGCTCTGCATCAGTTCGCAGAGCTTCCAGATTTCCCCGTCTGTTAGCGGAGTCTCAACAAACATGTGCTTGAATCCATCGTACATGTTTACTCTCTGATTCCCTATCTGTTTCAGGCTATCGAAATGCCCGTGATAATCAATATCCTTTGCCCGTTCAGGATTTCCGTTGTTTGTGTATGACTCGATATACCCGAATCCCCAGTACCAATCGCAGTCCCAAGACGGTTCTACAAGCCAGTATGCAGTCATATTATTATCAGTTCCGAGAAGATAGATATCTTTCCCGAACGCATGTGCTTTACGTTTCCTCATATTCCACACCTTTCCGTGCAAATTCCTCGCACTGTTCCCATGTTCCTCGAAACACAAGCTTCATATCGCAAAGCCTGTTAAACTTGTCGATATATCCGATTTTCCTGACCTCAGCAAAATCGTCGCCTATTCTATACGAGATATAAAACCCGTTGATTATCGTGCTCATGCTATCGCAATCCCCATTTCCCTGTCCTTATCGGTTGCAAATTCCTTAGGCACATACATTGATTCAAAAACCTTCCTACCATAGTTGAATCGCTTAACAGATATGCGATATGAGGATGCCTTCCCTGTAAAAACTACCTCTCCATTTGTTTTTGCTACAAAATTCCCGGCCTCATCATGTTCAAACTTGATTTTTCCTGTAAATCCCGACCTTGCAGCAATATCAGTAATACCTTCCTCGAACTGCTCAAACGTAAATCCCTTTGCCATACCCTTTCCCTTTCCCCGCCCGATGCGGTTTACCCTTCGAAAAAATACGGCGGGAATTTTCCCCACCGCAGATTGATAATGTGATAGTATTTAAAATCCGTCCATATCGTTTTTAGAACAGCACGAAAACCAGTGACAATTTCCCCGGTTTTGTGCGACATGTACTCACATGTTTCACTCTCCATAAAACCCTCCTTTCAGGAATTTCCTCAGACGATAAACTGAGGAAGTCTCGACCATAGAAAAACAATCAGCATTGTATAGATATCCATCTGAAATTCCTCACCATCAGAAGCTTAAGCCTATATGCAGTTCAGAGTGCTGGCTATAGACCTCTCTCACAAGTTTCGATAACAGTGCAAAGTACTCAGGTTCCATGTCACATTCCCCGACGGCAATGTCATTTTCCCGCTCATCCGGATTTTCCCACTCGAACGTCTCTGCAAGCGCCGGAGGAATGTATAATTTCCTGCCAGTTCTTCCGGTTGATTTCCTCGCTTCGTGTACGACAAACTGTTTCATACATACCCCTTTCTGAAAAATCAGGATTCCCAATATTCGTCGTATTCGACGAAAATCTGCTCCATCATTTCGCCGCTATAACTGTCATCAAATTCCTGCCAGCTTATTCCTATAACTTCCTCTAGCCACTCTGGAAAACTCATCTTGTCCATATAGCACCTTTCCCTTTCTGAAATTCCTCACGCCTCAATCCAAGGCGTCATTCTACATTTTCTGTATCCGTATTTCCTCGCCTCAGACTCGGTTCCCCAGATATCTAATAATCCCGCAAGGATGATTGCCGGAAACTTGCCATGCCCGACGCCGTCTGCTACCCATGCCCAAAAATCCGGAGAGTTAATATCCGTGATTTCCTCGGGTTTTACACAAACAGATTCATCTTCGATAGGTGTTACTATCGTTTTTACGTTTTTCCCGAGCTTCCTTCCATAAATTTCAAAACTTCCCATAATTACCCCTTTCAAAATTCCCGACGTGTTACAAAACAGACAGGCAGGAGTCGAACCTGCATTTCCTCGCCGATGCGAGACGGTTTTCCCGTTAACCTACTGCTCGTTATCAGGGAACCGCACAGGAGGAAGGATGCGATTCCCTGCCGATTTTCATTTTTATTAGCAGGGAACTCTGTTGAAGAAGGTTAAGAACGAATTCCCTGCCATGGCATAAGGAGGTATGTCAAAAATTGCCGGATCGATTTATGACTGGCGAAGTGATTATCGAATTCCCGGCAAATTTTTGCATTAAAAAGGAGCATCCGAAGATGCTCCACATGAAAAACCTGGGCACAGTTAACCCAGACATCAAAATCCCCACCACAAGGATTTTAATGCACACTTATTATACCTCGAGTGGATTATTTTGTCATCTTATAATCCACTGTGTACTCCTTGTCAGTGATAAGACGATGGCAGATTTCCTGTACATAATTCCTCATGTATCTATGGTTTGCACACACAACCGTAAGTGCAGATTTTCCTTTCTTGCCATAGATATACTGCAGATACTTCACATCCCTGCTGATTGGCTTATAGTCCTCACCAATCATATCATGGATGATTGTTGTAAGAGTTTTCAGCAAATTCGTGTTAGACGTCGGGTTTTTTCCGAGGTCTATTTCCTTGGATATGGCATTCATCGCATAGCTATCGTGAACCTTCTTCGGGTCAATCCCGAGATTCGATGCCACCTGTGCCGTGAGAAGCATATTAAACTTCTCCAGCTTATAGATCCACTTCTGGTCATGACCGATGCCATTGCAGAATTTATGCAATTTTGCAAGGTCAATCTGCTTTTCCGCATCGACAATTTCACGCCGTTTCAGTTCAGAACCTTCGACAGTTCCGTCCTTAATCTTGATTACCGGATACCGGAGAATCCGACAAGCTTCATACATCGGGTCTTCGGAATTCCTGCAATGCACAAATACATCGTCCTGCTGAATCTGTGCATACTCTTCGACCGCCTTTTTCATTTCCGCATCAGTCTTAGACGCATCATCAAACTTGGATTCCAGCATCTGCTTGTTATACAGTTCTGCTAATCCTTCTGCCTGAGTTTTAATCTCAGCCAATTTTTCCTCGATACTGATATTTTCCATTATAATTCTCCTTTCATAACATGCGCTTAATTGCTCATTTAAGTGTCCGAGGAGACTACAAAGCCAAACCTCGGACACTTTATCAGCAATCAATGCTGCATATTATGCATTTTTTCGAATTGCATTACTTATGCAAAGCTGGTACTACATTCCCATTCAGGCGTATCTAAATTCATGGGGATCATCTCCTTGGAGCGTTGCCCCTACATCCTTGGATGTTTATAAGAATTACCGTACACCCTATTTGCATTTCTTCATGCTTGCCTCATTTTTTACGCAATTGAACCCATGCGGACACGTTACACAAGCCGTGTTTAGGTTTATGCCTACCTGTGGGGATTTTCACTATCTCGCACCATGAGCCTAACTCTCATGCACCACCGACGGCTGAATATATCAGCTATTGCTTGCTTTAGAGTCCGCAAGATGGACTGAAACCTATGACTGGCTTTGCACCTACGTCTACCTGTTATCGTCATAACAAGTCCCGTGTCATAGGTGAACATGTTCTGTGCTTTGTTTATTAGTTGTACCATCAATATTATAATAATTTAGGTACACGCTAAACAAAGCCAGACGGAAAGAAATCTTTTACCATACTATCACCTATTATCTTTCCACTTGCTTTTTTCTTGCTGTCTGTTTCGTGCTGTCCTGTCTGTACTGTAACGAGACAGCCGTTTTGCGGACAGTCAGCACAGATTTTTTTTGTGCTGTGCTGTGCTGTCTGTTTCGTGCTG